AATGTCTGATTACAAAATTATTTGTGCTGATGATGGATTCTTTAATGTTCTTATTGACGGCCGACAAACATATCGAACCGATACCATTGATGATGCGTACTATAATATGTACCTAATGCAACAAGCAGAAGAGATGAATCACCTTAAGTCACTTCAACTTGAATTGGACTTAGTATGATGAACGAACGAATTAAACAACTTGCTGAACTATCCAAAACGCCTAAGACTATGATGGTGGATGGTGTGTTACAGTCGGTGATTACAATTGATGCAGAAAGATTTGCCGGGTTGATTGTTCGGGAATGTGCTGATGTTGCTGCCGAGCACGAAGCATTGGATATTTACGAAGAGATTAGAGAACATTTCGGAGTTGAAGAATGAACGAATATTTTAAAGAACAAATCGAAGGTGGTGCTACAGATCAGTTTTTCTACGGCACTGAGCAAAACGGTGAAGTAAGGATCGAACGGCATCGTGGTACGCTAGAAACACTATCCTTGGATGGTCTGGTGTTTGATCGTATGATGGGATCGACTCCAATGTTTCGACCAATCGATCGTGACAACGCACTGTCACCAGAACAGCGTCAAGTTCGAAAAGAGAACCGCAAGGAGATTATGCGGAACATGGGCTACAGTCGAATAGGAAGGAACAATGTATGAAAGCAAAATTAAATGAACTGCGGTTAGAAGCAGGCATTAGTAGATTGCATGACGAGCCCAAATTTATGGTTGCTGTCAGCAAAGAAGGCAACGTCATTGAACCATTAGACGGGTTAGAAAAATTTGCTGATCTAATCATTCAAGAATGTATTGACTGTGTTCGGGGTGCCGTCCTTGCTAATGATGTTGCTTTAAGAAACAATCTTGGATTTAACGATGGTATAGCCGAAGGCGTAGTTCATATCCAAAAACATTTCGAATAGTATATGAAACTTGAATTTAAGCAGTGGTTCATTCCAAATATTGGAGTGGTGCCAGTGGATCCAGAAACGCCTTTGGTTTTGGAAGTTGAAAAAAAATGGGTTAATCTGACGAATGCAGAGATTGATGAACTTCATGGTTCTCCTATGGCGCTTGAACACAGCAGCGAATTAAAATGGGTACGCGCCATTGAACTCAAGCTGAAGGAGAAGAATTCATGAAAAACATTTCGGAGTTGTATGATTAAACACTACCCCCAATTTGATACAAAGAAAGTAATTAAACACTATGAAGAAAAAGACAACGTTCCTATCACGTATATCTGTACCACTGACCTTCGCGTTAGCGATCACCCTGTTGATGTTTTCTTTAGGGAATCCCCTCATCCTGAGTTTGGCAATCGTTATTTTGGGCTGTACACTTATAATAAATGCGTAATTTAGTAATCGAAGCAATAATAAAGTTGATGCCATACAGTCAGATTAACTATGATATTAAACCATGGAATCAGTGGAGTAATAAGGAGTTGTTACTCTTTTATAGCAAACTTTTAATAGACATAGAGACTGAAGAATATTAAAGTGTTTACTTTTGCTCAACTTTGTGTTATAATACTATTATGAAAATCGAATTAGGTCCCTATAAAAATTGGTTTGGTCCATATCAGTTGGCTGAGAAGATCCTTTTTTGGAAAGACAAGGATGATGATATCATTATGACCATGGGTGATTTTATCGCTCATGGCAAATGGGTACCATACACAACAGTCTCTGATATCTTTAAAAAGGATGAGCGACCAGAGACTTGGTTATACAGACTGATGCAATGGTGGCAAAAGACCGACACTCGTAAGGAAGTAATCCACATCGATCCGTATGATACATGGTCTATGGATAACACACTAGCCAAGATAGTGCATCCAATGTTAGTGCAGTTGAAAGCTACGAAGCATGGATATCCTACTGGAATTGATCTTGAAGATGTTCCGGAAAACCTACGAGCAGTTGACACCGCTGAGGAATACTTTTTTGGTGGTCAGATGCAACTATTTGACTATGAGGTGTGTAACCCAGAACACATTACAATTGAAGAAGCTCGTTGGGATTGGGTGTTGGATGAAATGATCTATGCCTTTAGTATTCTCAATGACGACGACGAATGGTATGTAGAAGGTGTTGGAGATAAACGCGTCGATAATGGTTGCCGACTCTTTGGCAAGTATTACCGAGCATTGTGGGATTAATTATGGCAACGTGGATTTTAATTTATATGATTGAATCAACCGGTGCGCCGTTGAACAAACCCATTGTGATGGATACTTTCATTACACGGGAACATTGTGAAATGGCACTGGAGTATATTGATACACAGTATAAGGAATTAAACATTAAAGGAACCGGCTACTGCTGGGGTGAAAGGAAGTAAAATGGAAAAACAAATGGTTCGATTAGATATGGTTCAATTGGATATACCAGAAGGCCGTCAGTGGCTAAAAGATCTCTTAAAAGAGCAAGAGGCCGTCGTTACCTTTACAAAAGTAAGTGGTGATGTACGTGTTATGACCTGTACACTCGACCCCTCGGTAGTACCACCAGCGCCAGCGCCAAAAGCACTTGCTGAAGGTGAGATGGTTAAAGCCAAGAAGGAAAATGCCGACGTCTGTTCAGTGTGGGATATTAACGCCCAAGGTTGGAGAAGCTTTCGTTGGGCGAATGTAACCAATGTGGAGTATATGGTATGATATTGGAAATAATAGTTATCGCATGGCTAGCCGGTATTGCCATAGCCATAGTAAATGAATAAAGGTAAGTTATGACCCTTGAAAGTCAGTTTTTAAATAAACAGAAATTTTCAAAACTAATAGAGGAAACCGTCCTTAAGGATCGTGTTTCATACATGGATGCTATCATTGGTATTTGTGAGAAAAACTTTATTGACATCGAAGAAATAAAGAAATATGTCTCCACAGCTATCCGTGATAAGTTGGAAGTAGAGGCGAGGGAATTAAATTATCTGCCCAAGCAAAATACACTTCCGTTTGATGATATATAATAGTGTACAACATCCGAAAAATGTGGTATAATTATATTTCAATTTACACTTCAGTTTATACAAAGGAAAAATACAATGTCATTTGAAAATCTTAAGCGCAATCGCGACCAAATCTCTAAACTCATCAACGCAGCCGAAAAAGTCGGTGGTGGTGCTGGTGGTGGTGAGAAAAAATCCTACGAGGACACTCGGCTCTGGAAACCAACAGTGGATAAGGCAGGTAACGGTTACGCCGTACTTCGTTTCTTGCCCCCAGCAGGTGGTGAGGATTTGCCTTGGGTTCGTTACTGGGATCATGGATTCAAAGGCCCTACGGGTCAATGGTATATTGAGAATAGTCTCACGTCAATCGGTCAGGCCGACCCTGTTGGTGAGTTAAACTCTAAACTATGGAACTCTGGTATTGAATCCGATAAGGAAGTTGCACGTGCTCAAAAGCGTCGCCTACACTATGTCGTTAATGCATACGTTGTAAGTGATCCTAGCAATCCGGATAACGAGGGCAAAGTAATGCTCTTTAAGTTTGGTAAAAAGATCTTCGATAAAATTATGGATGTAATGCAACCAGCGTTTCAAGATGAAAAGGCAGTCAACCCATTTGATTTCTGGGAAGGCGCTGACTTTAAATTAAAGATTCGTCAGGTTGAGGGTTACCGTAACTACGACAAGTCAGAGTTCTCATCTCCAGCACCCCTGTCTGATGATGATTCTAAACTTGAAGCCATTTATGGCCAAATGCATCCATTGCAAGAGTTCTTGGACCCAGCGAACTATAAATCATACTCAGAACTGCAAGTAAAATTGCAACGAGTATTGGGTCAGGTTGCTGAAACCGGTTCACCTTCAATTCAAGAGGAGCGTATGATGAATACACCTGCGCCTGCTCCAACATTTAAGGAACCAGTTGCCGCTGCCGATGTGAGTGCAGATGATGACGATACTATGAGTTATTTTGCCAAATTGGCACAAGACGATTGATATTATTGCTGTAAGAAGCAAAGAGAAAGGTGTTCTGGACGGGGGTTCGATTCCCCCCACCTCCACCAAAAGTAGACTAGAGACAGATAGGCAGTGTAACAGATTCTAGACCATGTGTTACATACCTAGAAAGGCTGTCAGTGATAATTGGACTCTGATATTTATCCTTGGGTGAGGTGTCACCCTTGAGTCTACTTTTGATGGGGGTGTACAGGTTTCGACAGAGCAAAGAGTAACGGAGTGGACAGCACAGTAGGCGATGACTGTAAATCAAGCAAAATCCAATAACTGCAAACGACGAGTTATTTGCTATTGCCGCTTAAGCATAGCTGAGGTAACTATACCTTATCACCCAAAATAGTAAAGGGTCCTTCGGGACCCTTTTTAGTTTTATCTAATATAACCCGAATGGTTGTTATACCTAGTATCAACGGATGATGCTGGTGGTAGTGCAAGAGCGCTATTATTGCTACTTGACCTTACACTGTTATCCTGGATCACAATTGGTGCAGAACCACCACCACGACCATTACGGCGCATTGCTTCAACCTGTGATTGTTCAGCAGTTAAAGTACCTAGCACCTCAGCGTTCATTGGTCGTGCAGGTTTTGGTTTATACGTTGTTGATCTTGAATCTGATGTAGCATCCATTCTCACATTAGGTGTTGTTGCCAATTCATGTGATTTTGCCGCTGATTTTAATGTATCGGATTTTCCGCCCAATAACCATTCAGCCAAGCTTGTTGCAAGCATATCACCAGACAAACCACCTATTATTGCTCCAGCAATTGTTCCAAGTCCAGGTGCGACCAATGAACCAACCAACGCACCAAGGCCTGCGCCACCGATACCACCCAATATGCCAGAGACACCTTTTATCTTATCATCTTTAGAGCCGTCACCCATTAATACATTGGCAATTAGACCGGCACTGATAAGGCCACCTAGTACTGGTATTTTGGTTGCAAATTTACTCAATGCACCAAACCGGGGAAATTTCTTGGCCACTGCAGCAGCATCTGCCGCCGTGGTTGCTTGTGCAGTTTTAAGTGCAGCACCTGTAAGTGGTTTACCCGTTTTAAGACTAGTATAATTGCCTGCCTTATCAACTTTAAACTTTCTTGGTTTGGCCGTTGTGGTGGCAGCAGCAGGTTGTTTGGTTGTAGTAGCAGCAGCGGTGGCGGCAGCAGCGGCAGCACTTCCCAATTTTGCAGCACCACTAGCGCCTGTAGCGGCAGCGGCAGCAGCAATACCTAAAGTTCCTTTTAAAGCTTTAAATGCTAATCCTATAACCCCAAGTGGCCTAAATGCAAATGCAAGTAAACCCAGAGTGATACCAATATTCTTTATATCAGTACCAAAGGTTTCAAAGTCACCTTCAAGGATATTGTTTAAACCTTTAAGAGCACCATTAAACTTATCAACAATAAATGTCTGTACTTCCTTTAGTGATGGTAATTGAATACCATTTTCTGTCATGAATTTATCAGTACTGGTCATCCATCCAGAGATAGTGGTTTTAAGACTCTCAAATGCTTTACCTATATTGGTAAATAAACGACTGAATTCGTCAGTGTCAACACCACTAGCAATAGTGCCGATTAACAATGCCAAGGGACCAAAGCGCAATAATAATTTACCAAATTTAAGAAAGGATGTTAAGAATCCACCTAGGATCGGGATACCAGCCAAAGCACCACCAACACCTTTAAACATATTGCCAAGACCACCAAACATTCCACCACTGTTGGATTCACCTTTGGCTTTATCGGTCTTGACCTTCACCCCACGCTCTGCTTCCTTATCAGACTCAAGCCTATCAAGTCTATCTGCATACAGTGATGAGACTAGTTTATCAATATTCTGTGATGTATTCCTAACTCCAGCATCAGTGGACTTGAGAATACCATTCTGATTTACCAGTGTATTGTTGATTGTTGCTAGGGTTACGGCCATTTTTTATCCTTGATTTGCTGCTTTATTGCGGTCATTCTTTTCTTTAATATCTTCCATTAGCATAAACAAATAGATTTCTCTCTCCCAAGGTAACATTTCTTCTATCTCAGATAATGAGTAGTGAAAGTTCTGGAGTAGTTGGAAATTTACCTTGTAGTAATTCTCCAACGTTTCATGAGAGAGACACACTAAAAAAAATCTTCAAGACCCTCCAATGTTCTTACATTTTCATGCTGGCAGTTGGCACAGCTGAATTTAACTTCTTGTTTAATCTTTGGTAATGATTCAATAAACTTATTGATCTTTTCAAACTGTTCGGATGTAAGTGATTCAATAAATGTAATCACCTCTTCGCGCGGCTCATCAGCAATACGAATTGCCTCATCCTCCGTCAATACGGTATCAATACACGATACAACAATATCAGTAAGTGATTCCACCCCTGACTTGGACTCATCAAACATTTGGATGTTTTTAATAAAGTAATTGTAATCGGGGTATTTCATTTTCACAGAGATGGTGTCCGTGATCTTAATAGTCGACTCAACATCTGGTGAGATATCAACACGTGCTTTAGAAATATCAACGTTGACTTCGTTCTGTGTGTCACATTCACTGCAGTTAAAAAGTAGTTGTGTGTTTTCACCAACGGACTTTGCACGGATCTGAGCAAATAGATAATCAATATCAAATGTTGATAATTTATAGACATCAACCTCATCAACGGTACATGATTTAATTGTATCAATCATCGCCCTAATCATTGCCGTCTTATCTTTTGACTCATATGCAATCAAAAGTGTTTTCTGTTCCTTTACGAGAAAAGGTCTGAACCTAATCTTCTTTTTCGTAGAGGGTACTACCGTATCATACTTGGGTACGGAGTTGGCCAAAATAGGTAAAGCCATAATAATTTCCTTTCATTTCATCCAAAAATTTGTCCAGGGCCTATCGAGAAGCTCAAGAACTGTTGTGATGGCTTTACAACTTCCCAATTCGTATAGGATAGTTGCACTGATACCTCGATCAGTCCATCTTGTTCATTCGAAAAATCAATCTGTGTAAGTGTAGTAGGAAATGCATCCACAAGCTTTACGCTATAAACATTACCGCCGCCAATGCCTACGTTAACACGTATGGGTCCAAGCCCCCCACTTAACCCCACCAGCGGTTTTCTCATCTGATGAATGGTAACAGGTTTGGCGTAATTTATTTTGTAACCAGGTTCGTGTGTTTTGCTATTGTACGCCTGTTCCATCCATTGGTCGAAATACGTCTTTGCGCCATAATCATTTAAGAGATAAAATGTCATCTGAACATCATCGACCCCATAACCGTATGCAATTTTCTCATTTACATTACCAATCTGACGATTTGATGTAAAGATTTGTTTACCCGGTAATGCGACGTTTTTACATAATAGGTTTAACTCTTCAGTCGATGCGGGCCCACCACCCGTGATCCCTGGAATACTAGGGATGAATGGCTTTACAAAATTAAGAAGACCGGACAAACCACCACCGGATCCAAGGGGTGGTAGTTCTACCATATAGTTGTTGGTTCTAGCATATCCTAGTTTGGCCGAGACCATACCTTTTAATTGATCAATGGTAGCCATTAAGTTAACACCTTCGTTCTGGAATCTTTATATACATTTTGCGCCGTGGATTTTTTCCACTGAGCTGTTGGTAAGAATGCAGCAATTTCCCATTCCGGGGCCTCGACTCTAGCAAACCTACCCTTCACATGCGCGGTAAGATAATGCTTAAAGCATGGTTCATAATATCTTAATTTTGACATTCTCTTTAATGTTTCGTACCGTATTCTGAATTTCGTTGTATCATCATACGCGCGATTATTGGTAATATCCATAAGACCGTCCAACATTTTTGCCCTTAAAATAGGAGGCAAGTAATGTAGGTTGAGTCCATAAAATCCACCCGCAGCTGGGCCTACCATCACAATTAATGGAAACCTATCGTAAAAGGGCAGTGTGTCTTTTGTCTTTGGATCATAAAAGAACATGAACATTCGGCCAATTAAGTCACGAGTATACCGTGGCGCTTGTAATGATAATTCCTTCTCACGCATTAATTGATTACGATTAATGTTACCACTTCGCATCGTAGCAACCTTACCTCTAAACCAATCACGTGATTCACGAGTACGTGGCGTAATACCAGCACGGAATGCTTCTAGTTCTAATCTTTGAAATATTTGACTCATACGAATATTTATATGGATTTGCGACGTTTATATGGCGCTAATGGTTTTAAAGGTTTTAATTTACCCGGTTGTGCTTTGGGCATAATACCCATATTGCGAAGTGTATTCTCAGTCCATATCTCAAACTTCCAACCTCGGTCCTTTGCATATGATGTTGCTGCTTCCCACTTATTCATATTTTTAATATACGTTAACCCCTCACTGACGTATTGTCTTGTCTTACGTTTACCCTCAGGTGGTCGTGTTTCCTTATCCGGTTTTATTTCAATTAGGTACACAGCGCCGTTGGACATTTTTATTTTAAGATCAACAAAGTATCTGTGGTATTTTTTATCAACATCATAGTAATAGGGAACCACGATTTCCTCGGATCCCCATTCAGCAACATCCACTGAGGTATCACACCATTTAAAACAGTGCTTTTCCCACATCGAACGATAGACAATATTTGATGGATCACCTTTATATTTTTGTCTATTTGTTACCTTGAATTTGCCAGAATAAGCCACAATTATGCTAAACCTTATAAATATTTAAAATAAATTCTGAATTATTTATTAGGAAGATAAAATGGACTTTCCACAAAAAGAACCTGGACTAGACGCCTTTGGCGGCAGCGGACCTTCAATACCACCTGGAGGTAGAACATCGTCAGCAACGCAAAAGGACCAGGCCGAAAATATAACGCCATCACCTGCGGCGAAGACCAACGCAAGTGGACCGTACATATATCCAATCCATAATGCGGATAGATTTGAAGGTAAGATTACCTTTATGCCGATCGAAGTTAATATTCCAAAATTTGCTATTACTGGTGAGTCTTGGCGAAATTTCTTTGGTTCTGATAATGAAACATTAAAAGAATCTGAGAGCACAAGTACTAGTGCAAATGATGGTAATGCAGGTGAAGCTGAAGCTAGACAATATCAAAGAAACCGTCAAGGCCTTGGCGCTGGGGCAAATGATGGTAATGCAGGTGAAGCTGCAGCTAGACAAAATGCACTTGCAGGAAATGGTTCTGTCGCCGAGCCGACGAGTACTAGTACCAAAAACCTGGTCACATATACACCGTTGCTTGATCAAAAAATTATTTTAAATATGCCCATCGCATATGTTGTAAATGATATGATTGGTTATGAAAATGCTGAATTAGGTCTCGGTGGTGCTGCTGCCTTAAATGCCATGGAACGAACGGGTGAGATGGGTTCAGCATTAAGTGCAGCATTAGGTTCTTTTACGGGCTCTGTTACGGATTTATTTAAGCAAGGGATGGGTGCAAATGCTGCAAGGGTTGCACTGGCCCGTGGTATATCCAAAGCACCAATACCTGCTGGTTTAAAAGCTGCGGGCAGTATTGCGGCTCGCGTCACGGTAAATCCAAATGTTAGGGCAACATTTCGTGGTGTATCATTAAGAGAATTTACATTCCAATTTAAGTTTATTCCATATTCAGCTGAAGAATCTAGAGCAATTGCTGATATTATCCGAACATTCAGAACGCATGCGTACCCAGAGGCCATTTTTGCAGGACCTGTTGCAGTTGGCTATAAATATCCAGATCTCTTTAAAATAAAAGTTCAGTATAAAGGTAAGGATGTTGGTTCAAAAATAAAGATGTGTTATCTCAGAAATGTGCAAACATCGTATAATCCAACTGCGGCAAGTTTTCATGCGGATGGTAATCCAACGGAGATTGATTTATCCTTATCATTTACTGAACATACTACAATCAGTAGAGCAGATATTACTTCATCTGGTGATGGTACAACAACTAGTAATGTTGAATTCGATCAAGGAGTTGGATACTAATGTCTACTTATTTTAATAATTTTCCTAGAACATTATATCGTTTTGGTGATGAAACCACAACGAATCGGTTTCAAGATTTATCAACCTATGTTGAGATTTTTGATGCCATAAAGGATAATTCTTCTGCATACACTTATTATCATGTTCAAGATAGAGAACGGCCAGACCAACTCTCGTTTAAACTTTATGGTACTACTGATTACTATTGGACTTTCTTTGCCATTAATGATCACATCCGTGAGCAAGGTTGGCCTTTATCCAATAAAGAATTATTTGACAAGGTGGCGAAGGATTTTCCGTATACAACTATTACAACCAGGGATTTATTGGCCTCAGTGTTTAAGGTTGGAGAAACCTTGCAGGGGTTGAGTTCTGGTGCTACAGCCACTGTTCATCATAGGCATATTGAACTAGGCCAGTTAGTGGTTAAAGATATTGTCGGTACTTTTCAAACGGGTGAGACATTGATCACTACTAGTGAGGCGGCATTCGTTGATGGTGTTCCCTTCGTTAGTGCTAATATTGTGCTAAACTCCATCGGCGATGAGTACTTATCTGCGCACCATTATGAAGATGCTAGTGGTGTACACGTTGATATTGATCCCACAGTTGGACCGGGTGCATTAATAACGGAAAAGACTCATTTGGATAGATACAATACCATCAATGATGCGCTAAAGATAATAAGAGTATTAAAGACTAATGTTATCACACAAGTGTATGATGCGTTCAACGATTCATTGAGAAGTTAATAAATGGCAGATGCAATTAAAAGTGGTGATCCTACTTTAAGTAATAAAAGTTTTTATTTTAAAAGCGTTCTGTTGACGTCCGATAGATTGCCGAACAAGGAATTTGATTTAGCACCAGTAACGGTAGAGCTAGAAATATTTGAAAATATTACAATGCCTTACCTAACGGGCAATATTGTGTTTATTGATTCACGTGGTGTTTTGGCTGGTGTTGATATTATTGGTGGTGAAAAGATTGCGGTTTCAATTCAGTCAACAAAACCAGGGACCTTTCCAGTAGAGAAAACATTTTATGTAAAGTCCGTTAATAATGCGAAGAGGGTTAATAACTCAAATGAGATTGTATCATTAAGCCTTATTGAGGATATTGTTTTTATATCCGCGTTGTATAATATCAGTAAATCCTACACTGGCACGTGTGGTGATATTATTAGTAAAATCTCAGATTCATATTTAAAAAGAAATATTGCACAAGTTGGTGATGATTATCAACGTAAGTTTAAAGTAATCATTCCCAACCTGGCACCAATCGGGTCGATGCAGTGGATTAAGCGTAAGGCCACAAATGAACTGGGATTTCCCTTTTATTTGTTCTCAACCCTAGTAGGTGATGATTTAGTATTTACGGATTTAGCATCACTAATGGATCAAAATGCTATGAATACGGTAGCATTTGGCACTGATCAGGCTCAGGCAGGTACTGGCTCTAGCATCGTAGCTCAAAGGCGCACAGTATATGGGTATGATTACTCCAATAATGATGATCTATATTCATTAATTACAGCAGGCATGGTCGGTAGTAAACACGTATCAATTGATACGATGACGGGGGTGCCTAAGGAATTCAATTTTGATGTAAACGCCGATGCACTTCAGAAATATAAAAGTTCACTTACGACAAAGAATCTTAGAACATTACCCTTTGATCCAGCCTTCACATATAATGATGCTTCACTCAACACATATCAGTCCAGAACAATAGCGCAGGTAATGTCTTCTGGTGCATATATGACGGAAAGCTACGACAAAGGTTTATCCTATAACCAAGAGGATACGGTTGAAGGCTATAAAAGAAAAATTATCTCAGAATCGATGTGGAATTTTCTATTAAAAACAGTATCGTATTGGATGATAAATGGTGTTGACTTTATTGATGGTCGACACAACACGTCCATTGGTAGGGTAATTGCAGTAAATGTGCCCTTTAATACTGATGGTGATATTAAGACGGACCCCAAGCAGTCGGGTGACCATTTAATTATTGCTTGTCGCCATATGTTTAAAAGCGATGGTTATTATATTTCAATGTCTGGTGCAAAATTGGGGAGTGTTAAATAATGTCAATTCCATCTTCCTATAGCGAGTATTATGGTGACGAGACTAGATGGTTTATCGGCATCGTTGTAAACGTAAATGATCCATTACAGCTTGGTAGAGTCCAGGTAAGGATTCATGGGATACACTCAGCCAGTACGATTGATATTCCATTAAGTGATTTACCGTGGGCGCAGACGGTAGTCCCTGTCACCGAAGGTGGCGTTTCAGGCCTTGGTGCCAACGTTGGTATTAAGCCGAAGTCACAAGTATTTGGTATTTTCTTGGACGGTAAAAACTCACAACTACCATTGGTGATGGGATCCATACCAAAGATAGAAACATTAACTGCCACGGAAACCAAGGATAGAAAAGTCCTTGATATCACTACCGACAACACACCGGCTGAAAGAGCAAGTGGCACATCCCTTACAACAGAGGATACCGCTGCTTTAAGTACTGGTACATATACACCATCTGTATCTACAACGGGAGTACCCTCAACGGTAAAAACAAACTCCCGTGGCCGTAAGGTTTACGAACAGTGTCCTATTGATAGAAAATTACCTGGTCAATCAAATGCTGAAAAGGCTTTTACCTTTTTCTTGACACCAGAAGGTGGTGGATACTCTCCACTTCAATCGGCGGGAATCGTTGGCAATTTATTACAAGAATCAAGTTATGGTGGTGATATACAACCGGCGATTGTAAATTCGATTGGTGCAACCGGTATTGCTCAATGGTTAAATACCAAATGGGAGAACCGAAGAGATAATATGAAAAACTTTGCGGCTGAAAGAAACATTCCTTGGTTCAGTGTAATTGCACAATGTTTATTCATTAAATATGAACTTGATACCTTCGGTTATTTTGGCAAAAAACAGTTGTTAAATGCAAAGAGTTTGGATGAGGCCACAGAGGTGTTTTGTCTTAAATTTGAACGGCCAGGGAAAGATGAGGCCAACATACCTAAACGTCAGAAATATGCAAGAGAACTTCTTGAGAAAATGGAAAATCCATAATGGCTGAGTATAATAGAGAAGAAGATATACAGAAGGTACTTGCCAGCAACCCTGGTATGACTCGTGCTGAGGCAGAGGCACAGGTTGATAGAAATTTAAAATTAAATAATTCATTAACTGGTGCAGCATCAGGCCTTTTTAGCAAAGATAAGTTTAATTTAGACTTAACAGCAATCGTTAAGAAAGTAAATGCAAAATCATTACAGAATACAGGTGACACTGCAAAGCTTGAGCGTCAGGCAACACAAGGTTCTGTACTTGGTGTAAAGATTGGTGAGACTGCTGGTGGGTTTAAATCGCTTACCGTCACCACTGACGAGGGTGAGACGGTTACGGCAGAACCTTCACTTGCGATGATGACCTCTGCCGTTGATGGTGGTGGTATTACCGTTACTCGGACGTCAGGTAAAAAGACAGAGATTACAACACTGACGGGTAAAGTCGCAACGAATGGTTTCCTAACCACAACGGTTACACAGGGTTCACCCAAGGGTATTGAGAAAACACTTACATCGACGGTGGGTGCTAGTCCGGAAGCAATTAAGATAAAGATGAGAGCAACATCATCCAATGGTGACGTTGCAGAACAGAATTACAATGTAAATATTGGCGAAAAGGTGACGAATAATGTTACAGAGGTAACACAAAAGAATAATGATAACTTGGCCAATCCATTCGGCGCATTAACTAGCTCATTAAGTGGTTCTGCTGGTAATCCATTTGCCAATATTCTCGGTAACGTTGGTGGTCTTATTGCAGGTGTGTTGAAAAAAGGTCAAATCAATGCGAATACGGGTACAGTAGCATCTGTCGCGTCAAAGCCTGCCTTGACCAATGTGGCAACGTCACAAACGGCAGTTGATACAACACAGGTACAACGTAACGTTGCTTTAAATAAATCATTAACAGCATTTGCTTCAAAGGCATTAGGTATTAATTTACCCCAGCCTACGTTGCCCGGAACCGCATCATCTGGTGTTCTTCCAACAGGTGGGTTTCCTGGTTCTGGTGCCATACCAGGCGTTTCATCAAGAACACAACTTGATCCTAGTAACTTTAAACTAACCACACAACTGCCTAAAACAGAACCGGTTGAAATCGTTAAACAGGACGGAAGTACTAATTTATCCAAAGCAATTAATAAAAGCACACTTACCGATCCGAGTGTTAAAGCAACCACACCGATTACTAAGCTTGATAATCCAGATAAAATAAATGATTTTAATGGCACCACGGTATTACCAAGAGATTATTTTAGCTTTGTAAACTCAAAGGAAGAGCTTGAGGCCGAGATAAGAAACATCTCAACAAAAAGACCCATTACTGCTTTTATGGTTGGTGCAACCAATATACCATACGACCGTTCAAGTCCTGCGGATGTAATGCACAATGCTACAGTTAGAATTTATAATACAACAACGTATTTAAAAAAATTAGGTGATAGACTTGGTAATTCCGATACGAATTATTTAAAGGCATTTGTTGCCAAGCACGGTGGCACACAAACTCATTATTATATTAGACGGGACGGAAGTTTACAAAGAGGCCGACCGTTGATTAAACCACTATGGGACGGCAGTAAAACAGCGGGGTTTAATGGATTTACAGCAAGACTTATACACATTGATTTTGAGGGTGGCCTTGATGCAACATTCAGTCAATATAGTGATAAGTCTTTTAATCGAGATCTTTATCGTTCGGCAAAAAACTATACCACAAAGCAATGGGAAACATTTGAAATGTTTTGTAAGGCATTTGAAGCAGCAATTCCTGGTGGTGAAGGTATTGGATTGATTGATACATATACAGACGGTGAGCCGAACAAGCCCGTATTTGCTCAACCCTTCTTTGATGTAAGAGAATGGACCAAAACTCGCTTTGGTTGGGAAACATCATATACAGGAAATTATGAGTTAAATACTCGTATTGAAGATAAGTTGGGTGCGTTACTACCCACGGAATTAAATAACGCAATACCTGAGAAGATAGTAAAACCCACAATTACTCCCGTTGTGACAAAGGCTGTGGATCCACCTAAGAAACCAGCAGATCCAGATACGGGTGAAAAACCAAAACCAACTCCAGCAGAAGAGAAGAGTTGTGAAGATAAAATGCAAAGTCTATCTGAAGAGATAGATAAAAAGGTCAAGGAAAAAGGCCGTATATCTAGTGAACTTAGTAACCTACAAAGATCTGATAAGGCGCAATGGGAACTACAAAAAGATGATCTGAATTTAAAATGGAAAGAACTTGATGCTGAAATCAAGCAATTGGAAATAGAATATAAAGAATGTGAGGATGAGCTTACTGAGGAAACACCTAAGAAGGAACCGATTAAAAAGTATGAATCCGCCAGTGAGGAAAGAACTAATCGTAATAAGATTAGGCGTGAGTTATTCTCACTTAGAGCTAAGAGAAGTAAATTAAATAGTGATAGGATTTTTGCACAACAACCGGGCGCTTCTAAAGTAGGCGTATTATCTGATAGTGAATACAATAGTCAATTAGCATCACTGGAATCACAAATTTCAGCAAAAGAATCCGAATTGGCACAAGCCGAACGAACTCTTGCCGCATCTGAAAAGAATCAACAAGATCAAAATAATAGGTAAACATCATGGCTGATATAGACATTGAACCAACAAATGAAGGCAAACGTGACAATGGTTTTACGGATCATAATGCCGAGTATCCATACAGATCATACATAAATGTTGCATCAACAAACGAGGCAGCACGTGGTTATAAGATCAATAGAGTATACACTGGTGGTGGTTATAAAAACGTATCACTTGATTTAAAACCCCTCGCTCCGTCTGGTTATCCTAACAACCAGGTTAAACAAACGGCCAGTGGGCATATTACAGAGTATGATGATACGCCTGGTTCTGAGAGAATTTTAATTCGTCATCGGACGGGTTCTGGTGTAGAGATGAGATCAGATGGTACCATGATCTTTAGCTCTGTGGGTAATACGGTTAGAGTCACCTGCCATGATGAAAAGGTAATCGTCGATGGTGATGGTGAACTAGTCTATAATGGTAACCTATCGCTACAGGTTGCGGGTAACTTTGACCTCGTCGTCGGTGGTGATTTTAACGTAACGACGGGTGGTAATAATAATGAAGAGATCCGTGGGTCACATAAGAAAATAGTTCGTAAGACACAAAAGACCGTTATTACGGAACATCAGTCCAACTTCGTTGGTGGTGAGCAGACCGAAACGATCTTGGGTAATGCCAATAAGATTATCAAAGGTGATACGAAACAAATCGTTGAGGGTGGATTTGAACTGTACAGTGGTGATGAGTTTATGATTACTGCTGAAAACGTTGCAAGCATATCCTCACCCAATATCAACATAGGGGCTGAGAGTTTAACGCTTATCGGCGACACTGGCACTATTGGTGGCGATAATATTATTCATTATGGCAAGTCATATTACGGTGAGACATTCCACGGCACTTTGAATGGTAAAGCCGATGAGGCTGCGTTGGCAGATTTAGCAAGTGGCGCAAATGTTGCTGGTGGTCTTGGTAGTCCAGGTTCTGCAAACTACCCCACACACGACACTACGGTTACGGTTGAGCCAACGGCGGCAATCATGACTGATTACTTGCATGCATCATCATTTGGTGTGAAAGAGGTTTCCATTGATCCGGGTGATGTGTTAAAAGATACGATTGATAAAACCAATGAGTACGGAGGAGTTGCAAATAGAGAACTCACGGTATCGGAGGTTCGGTCTAAATTAAGAGATAGAAATACTTTAGGTAATGCTAAGTTTATTGGTGCGATGATTGCCGAAGGTAAGTTAAGTCCTGGATATATTCAGGCAGCACCAAGTAAAATTGGCCGTACCGTAAGTGTTGATGCATCACCACAACGAGGTAGTATTTCAATAGGCAATAGTGGTGATTTGACGAAGAGGTATAGCAAATGATTATTAATCCAGATGCTGCTTATAACCCAGCCAACCAATCCGTTATTACACCACGAACGCGATTGGCACCTGGTATTAGCATGGGTAGATTTTTAGGTGGTTATGGCGATAAGCAGACGATGACACATATCATCAGTCCTGCTGAGAGATTAAAATTGGCCAAACAATATTACTTGCAAGCTCAAGTAATTAGAGTTGTTGCCGATAACATTGGTGGTAAGTTTGCTGATTATAGGCTCGTGGTTGCTGAAGGTTTATATCGTCCAGCGCCGGGTGAGATTCTTGACATCGGTAGCACAAATAGCTATATGGCAAATGGGCAGTGTGTTGTCTACGAACTCATTGATGAGGAAGGCAATAACGCTCCAGAGAAAACATTTGATTTGGCCGTGTTCTTAAAAGATCATATTGAATTTGATAAACTTATTTTGGACTATGATTCATACGATCCAAATGGTGAGCTGAATGCTCAAATTGCCATTATCATGCCAGAGATTAGACCACCATGGGTTGTGACATATGCAAATAAGATTGAAACAACCTTTAATAATTACGTACAAAGTACAAATGAGCTTGTAGAAATATTAGAAGTTTAATAAATACTAACTATGGTTACAAAAGCTTTTTCAATCGAAGACGGAAATCTTGCTACAAGGTCTATAATAGTAGCGCGTAGAAAAGAATATAAGGATATTGATTTATCTTTTACAAATAAAACGACCGGCGAGATTTATAAAAAGACAAACGCAGCGGCGGTAAAGCAATCGGTTAAAAACTTGTTGCTTACTAATAGGACCGAAAAGCCATTCGAACCTTATTATGGCGGTGATTTAAATAAATTCTTATTTGAGTTATCATCAGAGTTTGATGCGCAGGATATTCAGGATCATGTCGTTCTCGCTATTGAGAACTATGAGCCAAGAGCTCGGGTATTGGATGTACAGGTTTATGTTTTTCCAGACTCGTATGAGGTAAAGGTAACCGTTGTGTTTGAGGTTGTATCAACATCAGAGATAACTTCGGTTGAAGTTTCATTAGCAAGGACACGATAAATGGCATCCACCATTCAATCATCAGATTTAGATTTTAATAATATTAAAGCGAACTTGACTGCTTATTTTAGACAGCAGAGTGAATTTGCTGACTACGATTTTGAAGCCTCTGGTTTATCCAATATATTGGATGTTTTAGCTTATAATACACATATGAACGGTCTCATTGCAAACTTTGCATTAAATGAGACATTTCTAAATTCAGCTCAGTTGAGATCATCAGTGGTATCGCATGCAGAAATGCTTGGCTACTCACCAAGATCAAAAACAACATCAAAGGCAAGTGTAAATTTAAGTTTACTTATTACAGCTGGAGATAGACCTAATACGATTTCAATTCCAGCGTTTACTAAATTTAATACATCTATTGAAGGTAGCTCATATGTTTTTCAAACATTAGAGAATTACGTTGCCACAGATGATGGCTCTGGTGAGTATGTATTTGTGAATGAGAATAATAATCAGAATTTAACAATTGCTGAAGGCGTAATAAGAACAAAAACATTTATCGTAGGTGATGTTTCAGATCAACAGATTTATGTAATACCTGATAAGGACATTGATACCACAACGGTAGTGGTAAATGTATACGATACGACGACGAGTACATCATACACCACATATAGTGATTTAAATAAAGCAATTAGAATTGATGAGTCAAGTTATTTGTACCAGATTAAGGAAGTACCGAATGGGTATTTTGAGCTAATCTTTGGTGATGGTAGTGTTTTGGGTAACGCACCGAGTGTTGGTAATAAGATTGTAATTTCATATCTAGCCACATCTGCTAATGAAGCTAATGGCGCGGATGTTTTTACTGCACAAAATGATGTGTTCGTCGGTGGTATTGATTATCCACTTATTACGACTACGGTTTCAGCATCCAATGGTGGTAGTGCGAATGAATCTATTGCATCAATTAAACAAAATGCATCCATCGCGTTTGCTTCACAACAACGTATGGTTACAGCTGAAGATTATAAGGCACAAATATTGGCCAATTATTCCTCATCCATAGCTGATGTTATTGCTTGGGGTGGTCAGGATAACACACCACCCATATACGGTAGAACGTATGTAGGTTTACAGTTTATTGATGGTGTAAGTGATGCTCAAAAGCAGACGATTAAGGATTCTATTGTTACCAATCTGACTAATAATCTGGCAATTATGTCAATTGACACTGTATTCTCAGATCCAGTAAATGTTTATTTAGAACTTACTACTAGATTTAATTTTGATCCTGATCAAACCAACACTACGGTTAGATCAGCTGAGTCTAGCGTAACAAGTATAATTGAAACTTACTTTAATGAAGAGTTAAAGAAATTCGGTAAAGTATTTAGAAGATCAACCTTGTTATCAAGAATTGATAATATAAATCAGGCTATTCTTAACTCTCGCATGGATGTTAAAATTCAATTAAGAATTGAGCCAACATTTGGTGCATTAAATAATTTTATTCTATCATACCCAGTAACTCTAGCAGCACCAAATCTTAATACACCTACAGTTACATCATCAAGGTTTACTTATCTTGGCCAAACTGCTGTAATTAGAAATAGACTTGGCACTAATATTTTACAAATTCAGTCTCTTGCTGAAGAGGTTATCATTGATAACATAGGTGAATACACACCATCAACGGGTGTGGTTGAGCTAACGGCATTTAATCCTGAAGCAGCAACGAATGATATTATTAAAATTTCAGCAGTACCTACCAATGAATCTACAATTAGACCATTAAGAAATTATGTTATAGATATTGATAGTGGGCTTTCATTCGCAAAAGCTCAAATTGATTATCAAAATACTCTTAATGTCCTCTCATGATTAATCCAGCAGAAGATTTAGAAAGAAGAAACTTAAGTTTCTCTCAAAGTAAAGTAAGGGAGGTACTGCCAGAGTATTTCCAAGAATCATATCCTAACTTACTTTTATTTTTAGAGAAGTATTATGAGTATCTAGAGGGTGAGAATAGGGATTCATTTAAAACTCAGATCAATAACTTATTTGTTTCAAGAGATCCTGAGCAAACGGATGAAGCGAGTCTGGACTTTCTTGTTGAAGAATTCGGTAACGGTTTAAAATCATCCAGTTTCTTTGATAACCCAAGATTGATGACAGCTCTATTAGCCAAGTTTTATAGAGTAAAAGGTTCCCTTGCATCAATTGAAGGATTCTTTAGAGGATTTTTTGGTGAAAATGTTGTTGTTGATTATCCAAAAAGAGATCTATTTACAATAGGTGATTCAAAAGTAGGTTACGAATCACTAAAATTTATCCAAGATAATGCCTTATACCAAACGTTTTCACTATTAATTAAGACACCATTCTCAACTGCTGATTGGCGTGACCTATATTTAAAATTTGTACACCCTGCTGGTTTTTATTATCAGGGTCAAGTAATTACACAAACTGAAAAAGCATTGGGTTTAACCAGTTTCAGTGAAGATCCATTGGCGGTGCCATCAACGGCATTGGTCTTATCATCAGAAGGTTTCATTACACTAAACACTGCGTTTACAGAAACAACTGCACTATGGGATTCTAATGGTGATACATTGGCTGATTATAGATTCAATATATCTCAGATTATTAGTGCCTATAAGGATGTAACACTAACTCAGTTGGATGGATTTTATGGTACAATTGCAACACTGGTTACACCCAACTCTTTCACCTTTGATAATGCTCGATCGGCGGTAAATGATTCTGATATGGGAAGCTTCTTGCTTTTGGCAAGTGTCGGGGATCCAACATACGAACCTTTGTTAGAAGACGAAAGCGACGGCGCAGGTAGAATTCTTGGTGATATTAACAATACTGGTACACTGACGGCATCCGATGCCGGAGCTTGGAGTAATTACCTCACCAATGGTTCATCTTCACCTTATGCACCATATATTGATAATGTATTTAAACCTAAGCTTCTATCCGATACTGTTAAATTCGCACCTTTATTACTTGGATCAGGTATAATAAGTGGAGCTGATTTTTCACTATCACTCGAAACAATGGATAACGATATGTTTACGCGTTACCTTAGCGATTCAACTTTCTAATATAAATATAAATTGATTTATCCAAACGGAATAAGATATGACAAGACAAAGTATTTCTGTAGGCTCTTCTGCCAATGATGGCACAGGTGACACACTACGCAGTGCTGGCCAAAAAATTAATAGTAACTTTATAGAACTTTTCAACTGGATTGGTGATAGTAATTCACTTAATTCACAAATTTCTTTAGAGGATAGTGCGATTGCATTTGAAGGTTCCAGTACTGATGATTTTGAAACACGATTAGCTGTGGTTAATCCCACTGCTGATAGAGTTATTCTATTGCCTGATGCGGGTGGTACTATTGTCGTCACTTCCGCGACGCAGACACTAACAAATAAAACACTAACCAGTCCTACTATTAGTGCGCCAACAATTACGGCACCAACTATTAACGATGCAAATAGCAATGAGTTAATTAAGTTTACAACCGTGGCGTCTGCGGTAAATGAGATTACAGTCTCAAACAATTCGACCGGTAACCCAGTTATCGTTAGTGCTACTGGTGGTGATACGAATATTAACTTAAGACTTGATGCTAAAGGCACTGGTTCTGTTCGTATGAGTAAGGTAGCATTTTCATCTACTGAGATTACGGCTAACGGCGCGGCATCGGCAAACACATCATACATCATTTGTAATAAAGCCACAGCACTGGCCGTTACTTTAGCAAATGGTACATTAATCGGTGAGTCTAAAATCTTTACCAATAAAGGTGTTGGTATCGCGACAATTACACCAGCAAGTTTTGCACAAGGTACCACTGTTGCCTTGGATCAATATGATGCAGCAACACTCGTATGGGACGGAACCAATTGGTATGTGTCTGGTCATTACGGCGCAACAATAGCATAATAGGGAATAAAAATGGCAGCAATTATTACTGATACGCTGAGAAGACAAACGGCTGATACTCTTTTAACAGAGGTTTTGGATACAGCAGGAAACAATAGCTACTTTATTGGCGTGGGTAAATCGGATCAATACGACTCGAGTGATACCGTAGTTACACCAGTAAATTCTTTAAGAGAACAAAGAATAGCTAGGGCAAATCTTCAATCAGTAAAACAAATTACATCTGGTGGTGCATCATTTGTGGTACCTCGGTATAACTGGGCTTCAGGCACTGTGTACTCTGGTTGGAGTGATACGTATGCAGATATTCCTGCAAATACTTATTATGTGCTTACCGAGGATAATGAGGTGTATATCTGTTTGCAGCAAGGTCGTAACTCACTAGGCATTGCTGTTAACTCTATTGTTAAGCCAAATTATACTTCTGCTGGTGTCACACAGACACAAGCATTTGAAACGGCAGATGGGTATCGATGGAAATTTTTATATGCATTAAGCCCAACAAAGGCAAATAATTTTCTATCATCAAACTACATACCGACTCAATTCATTACGGATTCCTCAGGCACTGTTGGATTAAACACATTTGAAATTCAACAAGCACAAGTTAAAGAAGCAGCAGTGGGTGGTCAAATTACTGGCGTTTCAATCACCAATGGTGGTGCTGGTTATGCTACTGCTCCGACAGTTACTTTTAGGGGTGACGGTTCGGGCGCGCAGGCAACGGCAACAATAAACAATGGGTCCGTGGTAAAGATTGAAATGAATAATGAAAGTGCTTCATTAGGTAGTGGTTATCTTTACAGTAGTATTGAGCTTACTGGCGGCAGTCCATCAGTACCCGCAGCTGTGCGTCCTATTATTTCAACAATACGTGGTATTGGCTATGATCCAGTAATTGACTTGTTATCAACATCCATTATGGTTGTATCAAAACCGGCCGGTGACGAATCAGGTACATTCTTAACTGGACAAGATTTTAGACAAATTCTTTTAATGAAAAATCTTGAGTGGAAAGATAGTGATGGATTATTTGACGGAACTTCCGGCAAGGCATTAAAAGCACTCAGAGTTGATAACGCCGGAACACTAGCCATTGATAACTTAATGTCTGGTGATTCAGCAAGTGCGTATATTGACCAAATCAGTGGTACTACGGTATTTTATCATCAAAACGAAACCACGGGTTTCGGCACATTCGGTAGTGGTGAAACCATTACTGATGATGGTGGTGGTACTGCAACCGTTGTGAATGCTCAGGATAGTATCGGTTTCGGTGGTCAGGTAGATGCACAGTCCGGAGATCTCTTATACATAGAAAATAGAGCTCGTATTTTAAGAGATCCTGCTCAAACTGAAGATATTAAAGTTATTCTTACATTCTAAGGCAATTATACATGGCAACGACATTTACATCCAACACATTTGCTAATACCTATAAGGATGATTATCGCGACAGTGATAATTATTATAGGATTCTATTTAATAGCGGTAAGACACTTCAGGCTAGAGAGTTAACTCAACTTCAGACTATTATCCAATCAGAGATTGGAAGATTTGCCCGTAACATATTTAATGAAGGCGCAATGGTTAGCCCTGGTGGCATTACTGTAAACAATAGATACGAGTACCTAAGACTTGATACCTCAATAAATCAATTACCTGATGTTGATTTAGTAGGTGAAGATTTTACCACGGCAGATACCAATATCACCGTGAAAGTGTTGCAAGTCGTTGCTGCAGATGCCTTAACTGGTGACCCTGCGACGTTGTACGTTAAGTATATTGATACAGCAGATGCTCCAGCAGGTGATACCACCATTAGAGTTCCAAACGGTTCTGATATTTCCAATGGGACCTATACATTTACACTGGAAGCCTCAGGCGCTACTGGTATTGGTACTATTGGTGCTGTTGCTTCTGGTGAATATTTTACTAAAGACCATTTTGTATTTGCTGAAAAACAAACGTATTTTATTAGCAAGTATACTTCAAACCCCACAGCAGACTTAGGTTTCCTCATCACCGAGGATATTGTAACAGCGACTGATAACTCAGCGCTCTATGATAATCAAGGGGCAGTGCCGAATACGGCAGCACCTGGCGCGGATCGTTATAGAATTAGACTCACACTTACTATAAGAGATGAGGTTGATTCGGCAGATAATTTCTTGTTTATTGCTCGAGTTGTAAATGGAAGGGTGTCCTCGGAGGCCACTGGAACTAACGAATATAATAAAATTAATGAGTTAATGGCTCAACGAACCAGAGAAGAATCTGGTGATTATATTGTTAACCCAATTACTGCTAGGTTTGAGGATTTAAATGATTCTAACTTAACACTCAATGTTTCTAGTGGCGTTGCGTATGTTGACGGCTATCGACTTGAGTCACCAATCACAACTCTCACAATTCCTAAGGCACAAACCTTTACATCAGTTGTGGGTGAGAATGTTGTAGCACAATACGGTAACTACGTAAATCAACTCTCAGATTCTGCTTGCGCGGGTCTGCCCAATATTAATAGTTTTCAAGAACTTAATTTAAGATCCGCCGTAACTCACGGTGGCAGTACAATCGGTACTGCTAGGGTACGGGCAGTTGAACGAAATCAAAGCAAGATTCGACACTATCTATTTGATATTAAAGTAAACCCCGGTCAAAGCTTCTCCTCTGCGAAGAGTCTTGGTGATAGCAGCAATTCATATTTTGATATTGAGCAAACCGATGGTATTGCTTTACTTCAAGAGACTGCAAATAATTCACTATTATTTCCGTTGCCGAATAACAGGCCAACGAGCAATGGGGTTACAGTAAACAATCTTAAAGTTCAAAGAAGGTATCAATTCACATCAAGTGGTTCGGGTACATATACGGAAACCGCTGGTAGTTTTGGTGGCTCTGGCCTGACATTCACCGATACGGGTGATTGGATTATCACAAAGTTGGATGGTAGTATCACAGCAACTTCGGCATCATTTACTCTTGCTGGTGCTCCAACAGGTACCACTGTCAATATCACAGGTCTTGAAAATTCCACTGTGTATGAACTTATTGCAATGGTTGATGTTGCAACACCAGTCACGAGAGCAAAATCGGTAGCAACACGGACCTTGACTAAGGCATGGCCCGGCGCGGCTGATTCAGACGGCAACGGCCTAACTTGGTTAAACCTAGATAGAGCTGATGCAATTGATATTTTAAATGTTAGACTAAACAACGCCACAGGTAGAGATTTATCTGAAAACTTTATTTTCGACAATGGCCAAAGAGATAATTTCTATGCACGTGGCCGATTAATCCAAAAGACTGGTTTAGCCGTACCCACAGCGGATGTGTATATCCAATATCGTCACTTCCAACATGATCCAGGTCATTTCTTTAGTGTAAATTCATACGCAAGTATTAATTATAATCAAATACCTAGTTATCGCAAGAACAATGGCGAAATTATTCAACTGACGGATGTTTTGGATTTTAGACCAACTGTGGATTCTACTGGAACCTTTATTGAAGACCAGGACTTTATTTCACTCTTGCCACAGAATACAAACTCTATTGACGTAGACGTTGATTATTATTTACCTAGAAATGATACGCTCGTTATCAGACGTGTAGAAAGTAATATTAAAACAAATAGAGCTGAGGCAAAGTACATTCGAGGTGTGCCAGATTTCCAACCGTCGTATCCACAGATACCTTCAGGTTCTATGGAGCTTTATAATTTTGAATTAAACCCATACACCGTAAGTGATTCTGATTTAACGGTTACCTTTGTAGACCATAAGCGTTATACAATGCAAGACATTGGTAAGCTTGAGAAAAGAATTAATAATCTTGAAGAGTACACTACACTCTCTATATTAGAGAACAGTACGGCAATTCAATTAGTATTGGATGAGAATGGAAATCCAAGAACAAAGTCTGGATTCCTTGCTGATAATTTTGCTGACACTTCATTTGCTGAGGTTGGTGATAGATATAGAGCGTCAATGGATCCAAGCGATAACACATTGAATACACCATTTGTTGCAAAGAATATTAGATTAATCTACGATTCTGATAACGTGGGTAATACTGTAATGCGGTCGGGTGATTTGATTACACTACCATATACAAATACGGTATTGGTAAATCAGAATCTTGCAACAGAGACAATGAATATTAACCCATTTGCGGTTATCACACAAAATGGTTATACTGTTCTGTCACCATCATCAGACGAGTGGATTGAAACACGGTTTGAAACCGATGTTATTGTAAATGGTGGCACTACCCGGACTATTAGAGGTGGAAATTGGCCGGGTGGGACTTTCGTTCAAACCTCAAGCAATGTAGTTAGACAACTCACATCCAATACCATTGTCGATATTCAAGTAGCACCTTGGATGAGATCTAAAAAGATCCAATTCAAATCCATTGGATTAAGACCCAACACCAGATACTTTCCTTACTTTAATAATACGGATGTAAGTTCTTGGTGTAGAGAGGAATCGACATTTACATTATTTAGTTCTACTGATACAGATTTTGGTAATGAATTTTCCAACGCTACTGCACATCCAGATGGTAGTGGCAATTTGATTACTGATGCTGCCGGTGAGTTGATCGGTTCATTCTTCCTTCCTTCAACAAGAAGTATTAGATTTAGAACAGGCCTTGCTGAATTTAAACTTCTTGATGTATCTGGTAACAATGAGGCCAATGCTGTATCAGAGACAAGGGCACTATATTCAGCATCAGGTACAATTGAAACAAGACAAAGAACATTTAGATCTACAAGAAATATTATTGGTATAATATCAATGCCAGTACCAGCACAAACATCCTCTGACTTCGGTGGCTCCGGCGCTGAGGGAGGACCAGGTGATCCTTTGGCTCAATCCTTTTTTGTTGATAGAGTAGAATATCCAAATGGAATGTTCCTAACACAAACTAGTATATATTTTGCAACCAAGGACGCGGTAATCCCAGTAATATGTGAGCTTGTTACAGTAGAAAATGGTTACCCAACACAAATAGTTCTTGGATCGGCTACACTACTTCCCGCAGATATTAATATACCTGCCGATACTGATGATATTGCTTCCGTAAGGGCAGCGGCAACAACGTTTACGTTTGCTGAGCCTATTTTCTTATCTCCTGGTGGTCAATACGCCATTGTGTTAAAAGCAGAAACCACTGACTACAATGTTTATGTTGCTAAAACCTATGAGTTCCTATTAGGCACCACAGCTGCTCGTGTTAGTAAACAACCAACATTGGGTTCGTTGTTCCAATCACAAAACTCGGCTACATGGACTGCAGATCAAACTCGTGACTTGATGTTTATATTGCATAAAGCCACATTTACATCTACTGGTAGTGCATTGCTTGAGAATGGACCACCACCAAACGAGTTGTTGGCTACAAATCCAATTCGTACAGATGCTGGTGACTCTGATGTACATATTTACTTACAAGGTCATGGTTTTATTACTGGTGATATTGTCACGGTAGCAGACTTTGCCGAGGATAGTATTGGTGGTATAGCACCTTCAAGTATTAATGGTAGTAGAGTTATTACTGGTGTTGATTGGACTGGATTCACCATTGGTGCGGATTCACAAGCAGATACCACACTGCGTGGTGGTGGTGATGGTATTATTGTTAATCAACAAGCACACTTTGATGAATTCATTCCAGTGGTTCAGACCTTATTGCCAGAAGGAACCGATATTATTGCAACCGGTAAATTAACATCAGGCGGTTCATACGCAGGAAGTAAGAATAGAACTACAGGTACTAATACGAGAGGCAAGGCCGCTGCTTATACACCAATTTCATTGAACAGTGTTAACTTTACAACTGAGCCTAAGGTTATATTGACTACGGCAAGTCAGACAAAGTTCTTAGCTGGTGCCAAATCTGCAACCATTAAACTTGATTTAACCACTGAGGATACTAATGTAACCCCTGTTATTGATTTGCAGAGAACGTCATTGCTCTTGACTGAAAATGTAATTGATAAACAAGACGCTTCACTCACGAATGGTTATAATGTACCGTTGGTGTATGTGGCAGAAACGGATCCCACGGAAGGATCAACTGCTGCAAAACATATTACCAAGCAAGTTACATTGCAGGAACCAGCAGTTGGCATTAAGATTCTACTATCTGCAAACAGACCAACTGAGGCCGACTTTGAAGTTTACTATAAGGTCGGTACGGGTGACGATGTTTTGGATGATAAACTTTGGATCTTGGTTGATAAGGAAACTATCCTACCAGCCGATAATGATAGAACTACTTATAGAGAGTATGAATACTTGGCTGGTGGTATTACTGGTACCTTGGCACCATTTACCACATACCAGGTTAAGATTGTAATGACCTCGACTAATAGTTCTAGAGTTCCAAAGATTAGAGACTTGAGAATTATTGCATTGGCCACATAATGAGTAAATTGATTAAGGTTGACGGTCATCCGGGTCTCGTAAGGGATCCGGTATCCGGTGCTATTTTGAATATAAATAAAAATCAAATAGATACTGCAAGGAGAGCCAAGGCAGTCGTAAGAAAAAATCAGTCTAAGATTGAACAACTAGAAAATGATATCTCGGACATCAAAAATATTCTATTGAGAATGCTAGAGGAAAAAAATGGCAGTAACAGTAATTAACCTATCAGATCCAGTATCAACACTGGTCACTAAAACCAATACCATCTCGGGTGATGTTGGTGATGTTGCACAACTAACCACGGGTGATGATAATGTTGTTGATGCCATTAACACAGTAAGAGCAGCAATTATTGACGTTGATGACTCATCGGAGATTGTTTCAATTTCTCGTGGTGGATTATCCGTCAACAATGACTCTGCTCTTGGGTTATCATTAACCTATAGCAGTAGCACTGGTATTATTAAACTAGTAGGCGCAGCGGATGGTGACACTGTAAAGGGTTATTTTGCTAGTGATAGCGCCAATGGTATTGGTTATAACTTTGGTGAAGGTAAGTTTAGCATTATCACTTCTGGTGTTACGGCAAATAAAATTGCAGGTGCCTCGATCACTAGTGCTAAATTTAATTCTGTTGTTTCTCTTATAATCTACGACGATGCTGGAACCCCAGTAAAAACAATCTATAGTCCTGGAAGTTAAATTATGGCAGTGCGACAACCACTATATTGGGATACCGGAAGTGGGTCCATAAAAACAATGACAACCGGCCAGGTTGCTGATATTGTCAGCCAAGTTTCATATGTGTATTCATTAGCACCATCAGTCACATTAGATGTAGTTGCTTCTGGTGGTAATCTTGGTACTTTAAGCGATACACGTAAATCGGCAGGTGCTGCCATAACACGAGTTGATAGATTTGCGACTGAAGCAGAAACAGAAGAACCTGGAACGGTCACAGTTAACTTTGCCAAGATAAGTGAAACAGTTGCATCGGTTTCAGAACCAACAGCTGGTGCTGAAGGTTCATATCCAATATATTATTATAATGGTGGATTTAGACCGATGAGTAATACTGATATGTATGATACGTTCATCGACCCAGCGATTGCCATTTTAACCAGTGGTAGCACAACCACTCTGCAAGGTGGTACATATCGTATCCATACGGATGCTGGTGGTCTAAGTGGTCATACTTTGATAAGTGCAACTCCTGTGTTTACAGATACCAGAGCCGATACTTCGCTATATACTGCTGACGGTATTGGTGAAGCATTGGATCAACCAACCAACATTAGTAATTTTTATCTCTATAAGCTCGATGGTTCGGCCGTTAGTTATATTAACCCATTACGAGTAACGGCATCAAATGATGATCTACAAGCTTTTAGTACAAGTTTATTCGATACACTATTACAAAATCATGTAAGATATGCCGCTGCTGGTGTAGGAACAAATATACGTTACAGTTATACAACGGGTAATAATAGGGGTTCTGGTATGACTAATACTATATTAAATGGCGCTGGTGAATATACGACAAGGTCTGTTAATACTGACGATTATCGTGCTCAAGAATTCCCCAATGGCACAGCAGTAACTGCAAATACATACTTCTTGAAAATCAATTAATTATAAGGTAATAAGAAAATGCAAGGATATAATTTACTCACAGCTCATTTTTCTAACAATGACCGCACCACGGTTGAGGTTTATTGGTGTGATGATAAGGGCGAAGATATTCAGGTTGAGTATACCGAAGCCAAAGAAGGTGATGCGGCATGGGAAAAATTGCTCACGCATATTACCATAGATCAATTGCATGAAAATACATATAAGCACATCCGTGAGCAAAATGATGCATTTGAAAAACAAGTCCTTGCTATTGCAAAGAAAAGAGGATTGACTACGGATGATGATAGATTTAAAATACTTGCTGATACATTGTTTAGTGAATTAAGTGAAGCCGAACTTAAAGAGCATTTGTTTACTTATAAACTAAACTTATTTGAGAATAAAATTATTAAGAATAGTAAAGATAGAACAGGTAAAGCAGCAATTCGTAAAGCAAAGACCATAATTGAAGCTACTATGGGTGCGTGTGAACTATATCAACAAGAATTAGATAAGAAATAATCCAACCACCACCCAGGTTGTGCCATATATTCATATCGTTGATTAAATAGATATACATCAAACTCTTCGGCTTCTTCAGTCATAGTTTGAAATGAACAGAACCCCTCTACGAAAGTACTGGGGGTTTTTCTTTCATAAAGATATTGATCCATACCAAGAGCGTATTTAAACATATAATACTCAGGATCAGAAGCAAACTCATCATATACGTCAGACCTATCACCAGTCCAAGATATGATTGATGAGTTCAGTGGTGTGTGCCAGGCTTCTCTCCACCATGCGCTACACACAGTTAATTCATCTCTTAGAAACTTATTACAATCACCTTTAATCAACACATCAAGGTCAAAGTAAATGTTAGTACCATCACGATATCTATCAAACATCTGAAGTTTATTAAACACTTGTAACTCGTATTCATTATCACGAATTACTTTAAATGAGTCATACTCCAAGCCAGAGTATTTGTCAATCATATGCTTTAAATTGTCCTCATACCACTGAGAATATTTGTCACCAGTACGAACACAGATAACTCTAATCATTTATCACCATAGTCATGTTTTAATTTTTCAATTATAATTGGATCGTGTTCAACGCCGCATGTATAACTTGCAAAGACAGCACAATAGTTTTCAAACACAACTATGGATGCATCATGACCCTTTCCGGACATCCCCCAAATGATATGAGATTTATTCATTGTAATTTTATTGTAAGGCAGATAGTTTATAATACACTTTAGTGTTATTCAAATGACTTGCCAAATTCCTTATTGACATGATGTAGGAAGTGACAACCGGCAGATATATTCGGGTGGTTGTGATCTAATAAAAAGTTCCAAGGCAGACCAATATTAGTAAATGGAACACCATATCTTTCGATAAGATATGTAATAAAAATCTCATTATTATCTCTCCAGTGTTTGTGTATTTCCTCTGGGTATAGATTATCTATAATAGCTTCTTGAAGAATATCTTTAATCTTATTAAGACGATTAATGAAATTTAATTTAGAGATTGATTCTCTATTACCACCAATGACTCCAGTATTAATAACACCTTTAGAACCGGATAGGCCGTCTAGTTCTAACATGGCATTCTTTGCACAAGTTTTACTGTACATATTCATTGCGTCAAAGCCATCGTGGTTTAACGCGCCAATCAGTGCATTTCTATCTATATTTTGCTCTATATTATAAGCGCATATAGAATTTAAGTTCCATACATCAAAGAAATTTAGTTTCGTAGCCGGCACAACGTCGAAATCCAAATACAGAACCTCATCATAATCATTGGCAAGTTCCTCTAATAAAAATAACTTGTTAAATTGTATTTCATCATAGGCCGTTGTTGTGGTTTTAAATAGTACATAGGTTGCGCCACAACTAGTAGCGTAATCTCTTTGTGCCTTTTCTAATTGTGTTTTATATTTTTTGAATTGGCTTAGTTTATAGTCAGAAGACGACGAGTGCCCTGGATCTAAGTTCTCAGTAAATGTACTATAAACTATTCTTCTCATACCAGTTCCTGACATATTTAAACTTTTTATTAATCACGTGGCACAATGTGCAACCGGGTTTAATATAATCCCATCGGTCTAAGAAATGGTGCCACTTTTCATCTAACCATTGGATCTTTACATCATTCATTTTAACTTTATAGCCCCAAATAGTTTCGTTATCATAACCAAACATGAGACGTATTTCTTTTGGCCACATATCAACATCACTCTGCAGTGTGTCCATTAGTGCTATGGTTTTATCGAAGTCACTCCAATAATCTAATTTTTTAATATCCCTTGCCGCAGCACCAATAATACCTGTGTTAAACACATCATTATCGCCGGACATATTACTCTCGATGAGCATTGCTTTACAGTTCCAATACTTTGCCGTTGGTGAACGAATTGATGATACGTGTACAGCATCCGTGACTTCGTGATACCGATATAAGACGTGGGAGTTGTTTTGCAGTATAGCAATGCCATTGTTCTGTAAATCCCAAGTTTCAAAGAAATTATCATTGTTTAATGGTACTACATCAAAGTCTAGATAAAGTACTTCGTCGTATTCTTTACTCAACTCATAGAGTAAATGTATTTTATAAAAGTTAACGACATTGTAGGCAGTAACCTGTGGATATGTTTTGTTAAAATACTTTTTAAACTCATACCACTTCTCATCATTCTCATATAGAGTATAGTCAACACCAAGAGCTCGTGCATAATCAATGTGCCGCTCTTTAAGCCAGGGATAATACTCTTGGAACAACAGCTTGGTTTTTTCCGTCTTAGGCAACTGTTCAGTATCCCAAGCATAGGGTGCTTGATAATCCAACTCTGACTTATCAATATCAATATACAGACTAAAGATAATTCTTTTCATAATAAATATCTATATGAACTATAAAAACATATTAGATGTAATTAATTGCTGTGATGATATTACACTCATCAAAGATATTATTAACTCTGTTAATCAGAATCAAGTTTTTAGTAAAGAATGGTTGATTGAAAGTTGCTTTAAATATATTACTAATACTCCTACCGTTATTGTTGGTGGTTGGTATGGATTTTTAGGTGATATGCTAATCAGCAATGATATGTGTGACGATATTACTATATGTGATATGGATCCAAAATGTAAGAAAATTGGTCAGCAATTATACCCACGGTTAAAACACAGTACTCGACGAATGAGCGATATTGATCCAAATTTATATAAACAAGTTATTTGTACTGCGTGTGAACATATCAACGATATTGAATTAAATAAGTTTTTAGATAAAAGAACTCGTAAACAACTAACCATAGTACAAAGCAATGACTATTATGGTATTCAGGGTCACACGAATTGTAAAAACTCATTAAAAGAGTTTGAAGACTCCTTAAATTTAAATATTATTGAGTCCATGGAGTTGCAAACAACTAATTATAGACGATTTATGATAATAGGGTTCTAAACTCATTTAATGTATAAATAGTTTGGGCAGGGACGTGATGTTGCGTCCGACAAGGAAATTACAGGGAGTATTTCATGGCCACCTATGAAGAGTTCAGTATCGATCAGGGTACTGACGTCACGATAGAGTTGCACCTATTAAACACATCAGGCGCAACAAAGGATTTAACCAATCATAATGTTACGGCTAAGATGAAGAAGAACTATAATAGTGATTCTTCAGATACAGTGTCGTTTACTACAGGCATCAGCACAGACCCTACTGATGGTATGGTTTCACTATCGTTGACAAATACTCAGACGGATGTATTAAAGGCTGGGAGATATGTATATGATGTTGAACTATCATATCTTGATAGTAGTGGCGATACAATTGTAGAAAGAATTCTAGAAGGTCGCATCCAAGTCACACCATCCGTCACAAGGTAATTAATAAATGGCTACAAAAATAGTATCCTCTGGCAATACAATAGTAAAACGAGTTACAGTTGGTGTACCAGCAGTTAAAAGAATTACAGCTTCTGTAAATATTAATACAGGTGTTGCGGGTGTTAGTACCACTGGTAAATCCGAAGGTGATATTTTAGTTTATGATTCAGCTACTAGTAATTTTATAGTCCTTGGTTTTTCTGACACCGTCCCTCGTCAGGCCATAAGATCGTTATTCAGTGGTGGTGGTGATTTAAATTATGATTCAGCCACTGGTACATTCTCATTTGATGTTGAACAGATTTATACCAAGTCAAATTTTGATTCAGACTTTAATATTGCATTGGATGAAGCCGCTATTGGTGGCAGTGGGCTTACATATGATAATGCAACGAATACACTAAACATTGATAGTTCAGAGTTATCTGCGTATTACTTAACCAGAATTGGTTCAAATTTAATACCTTTAACCGATAGTGCCTATGATCTGGGCACACCAAGCTTAAAATGGAAAAGCCTTTATCTAAGTGGCTCTACAATTTATTTGGGTGGTATTAGCTTACAAGATCAAGGTGGATCATTTGCTGTAAAGGATTCATTAGGTAATCCAGCCCCATTTAATTTGGATGGCAATACAACGAGTGATTTGGCTGAAGGTAGTAATCTTTATTATAGCACCGCAAGAGCAGATTCTGCATTTGATACTAGATTAGCTACTAAAACGACCGATGATCTTACCGAAGGTGCAGGTGATAATCTCTATTATACTCGTGCTAGGTTTGATAATGATCTTGGTGATTTAACAACAGTAGCTACTGTTCGTGGTTATTTTTCGGCCGAAGGTGATCTTACTTATGATGAAGGTTCTGGTATATTCTCATTTGATGTTGAGCAAGTTTATACAAAATCAAACTTTGATTCTGATTTTAACTCTGCACTTGATGACGCAGCAATCAATGGCGATGGTTTATCCTATGATAATAATACTAATAAATTAAGCATTACCGCCACCGGTGTTGACTCAGGAACATATGGTTCATCAACACAGATCCCAGTTTTTACAGTTAACGATAGAGGTCAAATCGATTCCATCGGTACAGTATTGGTGGCTGGTGTTACTAATTTTAACTTTGATTCATCCAATGGGCAGTTCACGATCAATACCGCTGATGGTAATTCATTTACTACCGTTGCAACATTGGATCCATACACGACAACGACACTGGCTGAGGGTGATAATCTTTACTATACTACTGCTCGTGCAGATAGTGCATTTGATGGTAGATTAGCTACTAGTCAATCAACACAAACAATACGCGGATATTTCTCTGCTGGTGGTGATTTATCATATAATTCATCAACTGGTGAGTTTACATTTGATGTTGAACAGGTTTATACTAAGGCCAATTTTGATTCTGACTTTAATGTCGCATTGGATGAAGCGGCTTTAGATGGTACGGGCCTTTCCTATAATGATGGCACCAATACACTAAGCATTACCAATACTGGTGTTACCGGTGGGACATATGGTTCATCAACAGAAATTCCAGTGTTTACCGTTAACGCACAAGGTCAATTGGATTCGGCAGGTTCAGTAACTGTTGCTGGTGTAACTGGTACAAACTTTGATTCTGCAACGGGCACATTTACCGTTTCAACTGCTGATGGAAATTCATTTGGTGATGTAATTACACTTGATCCATATACAACAACAACATTGACTGAAGGTGATAATCTTTACTATACTACGGCACGTGCTGATAGTGATGCAAAGAATTCGGTAAGTGCTACCGACGCTGGTGGTGATGGTTCACTTGTTTACAATAATGGCACTGGTGTGTTTACCTATACTGGCCCTAGCGCTACTGAAACAAGAGCTCACTTTACCGGTGGTACGGGTGTGACGATTACAGATGGTACTGTTGAAATCGGACAGACTGTTGACAGCACAAGTGATGTTATTTTCGGCAAAGTAACGGTTGATTCTGCCAACGTTGGTGGTATTAATTTTAACGCAACCCCTGGAACATATTCATCCGTATCTGGTGCGTTGTATTGGGACTCAGACCCACAGAAAGGCTTGAGTTTCACACCCACAACCAATGAAGGTAATAGTGAAGTTACAATTAATATTGGCCAAGAATCCTTAATTTATGTACACAACCAAACGGGTGGAACGGTCAGCAATGGTGACATTGTTTATATCTCTGGTACTGCGCATGGGCAACATCCGAAAATTACAAAGGCCAAAGCTGATGTTGCAGTATCTGGTACTGTCGCAATGGCAACCATGGATATGGTTGATAATGCTCACGGTTACGTCACTCGTTTTGGTCTTGTAAGAGATCTAAACACTGGTGGTTTGATTGCTGGTGCTGATGTTTATCTTTCTGCAGACTCTGCTGGTAAGTTTACAACCACTAATGTTACCGTTGATGATGGTTATCCCATCCATATTGGTAAAGTTATTAGGGTCGATTCATCAACCGGCTCAATCCTTGTTGATCCATTTACCGAACACTTTGAATATCTACGTATTTCAGATAGACTTAAAGTTTCAGGTAAACTTGAAGCAGATTCGGCATCACTATTAAATGTTCAGTTCGATACAACTCGGTTCGATTCACATCAACCATACTCTGAAGGTTTATTGTATTATGATAACGCGCATAAGACACTGAACTATAATGATGACATTACTGGTATGGTCCACGAGCTCGGTATTCAGGAACACCAACGTGTGTGGAATGATACTGGCGCGTTGATTCGGAAAGGTCAGCCACTCTACTTCTCTGGTAATTATACGTCAGGTGTAATTAATGTGCCAACTGTGGCCCTTGCTGACGCAACGGATGTAAATGCATATAACGCACAAGGTATCGCCGCACAGGATATTCCGGATAATTCTTATGGGCACTGTCTCATTGCGGGTCAGTTAACCGAAGTCAATACTACAGGTTTATCAAACGGAACAAACTTCTTTGTGGGTCTTGGCCCTGGCCTGGTTCAGAACGCATCTCCAACATATCCAAACTATCCAATGTGTTTGGGTTGGGTTGTTGAAACTGGTGACTCTAACACGGGCATCTTGCTTGTTAATCAACAGAATCACTCAGTAAATTCATTCCGTGTAAGAACCTCTGCACATATTGGAACAGACCTACAAGTTGATGGTAACCTAACGGTTCTTGGAACACAAACCACTGTCGGTCAAGCGAATGTGACACAAGGTGCTCCATTCTATCGTCTCAATGAAGGCGACGCGATCGGTGAGGCAGGAACAGTCTTTACTGGTACTGGTCTTGATGATGCATTTTTTGCAGGTCACTTCACAGGCCTAGCACCTCAGACTTACTATGTTCGTATTGATGGTGTAGGAACTGGTGCGGGTGGTGTTGATACATTTGAAGTTGCACTTGGTAATGATAGTGCATTTACATCACCAGTTCTAACTAAACAAAACATTACTGGTTCAGCACAACTTATCCACTCTGCTGATAATATTTCGGTTGATTTCGGTACATCTACCGGCCACGATTCGGGTGATAGATGGTCAGGCACTGCATCACCAATAAATGTTGATACTGGTTTCTTTACAAATAGAAACACAGGCACCTCAGGTGTGGGTTATACACACATGGGTTTCTTCTTTGATGTCTCTGACGAAAAGTGGAAAGTTATTGACGAATATGACTCATCACCAACGGGTGTGATTAATGTAACAGACTCAAGTTTAGGCATCTTGATGGCCTCAGGGTTTGAGGGTGCTCTAACTGGCGATGTGACGGGTAATGCTTCTACTGCCTCAGCCTTGAGCTCAGGTAGAAACTTCTCTATTACTGGTGATGTTACCGCTTCTGCAATATCATTTGATGGTACTGGTAATGTGGTACTCAGCGCTGCAATTACGGCTAACTCAATTATTAATGCTGATATTAATTCTGCCGCAGCAATTGAAGATACAAAACTTGCAACAATAAGTACTGCAGGTAAAGTTCAGAACGCTGCCACAACGGCAACATCTGCTAACACTGGTTCCGCAATCGTTGCTCGTGACGTAAGTGGTAACTTTACTGCTGGTACAATTACCGCTGCATTAACAGGTACCGCATCAAACGCCGCCTTGTTGAATAACCAAAATGGCGCGTATTACTTAAATTATAATAACTTTACAAATGTTCCTACGAATGTAACTACATTTGTAAACGATGCCAATTATTTGGATAGTACCACTGTACCGGGTGTTATTAATTCAGCATACGTCAACGGCTTAGTTGATAGTGTTGATAACGCAACAAATGCATTAATTTCTGAACAAGTTGGTCTAACATACTTATCCGATTTTGGTGCTAATATCCAACACATTGTGTTTGCAGATTCAAACGGCACCGGAAATTATGGATTAAGTGTTGGCTTGCTAACTTATGACACCTACTCTAATACATTATATGCAACCACTTACTATTCTACCAACAGTTATGTAACTAATTTATATCCTGATAAAATAGTTTTAAGTGACAAGTCTGGTCCTGACCCTAGTAACTCTGTAAATTTTGGTAACAGTCGGGATGCCAAACTGTACTATACTGGTGCTGACAATACTTTTGAACTAGAACTTGAAGCAGCTGCTCAAAGTTTCATTATTACCGATAACGGTGTTGTAAGATATACATTCAATAAATCAACAAGTAATTTAGTTGCTTCCACATTTACTGGTAATGCTACTAACGCGCTTAAATTGGATAGCCAAGACGGTAGTTATTATCTAAACTATAACAACTTTACCAACACACCGACGATACCGTCATTTGGTAATGACTATATTGATTCTGCCACTGCAAGTTCAATCATTATCTCTGATGTAGATGCTGCGTTTATTAATGCACTCACAATTGATGCCGATACACTTGGTGGTCAGAATAGTGCTTATCATTTAGATTATAATAACTTTACCAACACACCTAGTAATGTTAGCACATTTGTAAATGACGCTAACTATTTGGATAGCACTACGGTTCAAGGTGTTATTAATTCAGCATACGTCAACGGTCTGGTTGATAGTGTTGATAATGCTACAAATGCTCTAGTTGCTACGAATGTCACGTTAACAAATACTAGTACAAACGCCAATTACTATATTCCATTTGCTGCTGGCTATACCACGGGAAATTATGGGTTAGGTGTAGATCCAAATCTTTACTATAACCCAGCCACCAATTTTCTTTCCTATGGTAATTTAAGTGGTGGTTCAATTTATCCCAGCGTTATTGACTTTGGCGATGGTTCGGCTACTATTGAGCATCTAAGATTTGGTTCTTCAGATGACGTTGTAATGTTCTACAATGGTGTTAATAACACTATGGAACTGGAGCTGGAAGCGGCCGCCACGGGTTTCATCATCACTGATAATGGCACTACAAGGTTTACATTTGATAAAACATCTGGTAATTTAAGCCTTGGTAATGTTACACTTGCTGATTCATCTTCTTCACCAAATGTTACTACCAATAAACTTTATTCCGTCGGTGGTACATTATTCTATAATGGTGGATTAATTGCTGGTGGCACTGATTCCGCAACCGTAATTGGATTGATATCATCAACGGTTGATTCTACATATGTTCAGACACGGCAGATAACATATACGACTGCAGATTTTACGGATTCTGCCTATGTTAATACTCAGATTTCCACTGCAATTAATAATCTGGTTGATGGTGCGCCAGTTGCATTGGACACACTAAATGAATTGGCTGCAGCTCTTGGTGATGATAGTAATTTTGCAGGCACTGTAACAACTGCTTTGGCGGGTAAACAAGCAACACTTGTATCTGGCACTAATATTAAAACAATTAATGGTAGTTCCATATTAGGTTCTGGTGACATTGTAATTGCTGCTGGTTCATCAGTTACTACTGATTTAAATCCGCCCGGATCTGCTTCTGATGGTGATTTATGGTTTGATGAGACCAGTGCAACACTGTTTATTTACTACACCGATTCTGATACCAGTCAATGGGTACAAATTGGTGGTGGTGGCGGTGGTGGTGGTTCATCACTGGCTAATTTAAGAGACTCTGGCACTGATGTTATTATTACTGGTGATTTAATTGTTGATAGTAACGGTACCTTTGCGGGTAATATTTCTGCTGTAGATGGTACCTTTACTGGTGACGTTACTGCTGCAAACTTTAATACAACTTCAGACGCTAGAATTAAGACGAATATTGAACCAATTAGCAATGCAATAGATATTGTTAAGCAACTTGAAGGTGTGTTCTTTGATAAGAATGGTGAGCCTGATTTAGGCTTGATTGCCCAACAGGTTGAAAAGGTATTACCAAGAGCGTCTAAAACACTTAATGATGAAATGCAAACCAAGACCGTTAATTATGGTGGGTTGGTTGGAGTGTTGATAGAAGCAGTTAAATCTAATACAAAAGAGATAGATGATTTGAAATTACAAGTAAAACAATTGATGGAGATAGTTAATGGCCGCAATTAATTTCCCAGCATCACCTGCACACAATGATACGTATGATATTACGGGTGCTGGTGGTGGAACTGTAACATACCAATGGGATTCTGATAGATCTTATTGGAGAATTCCTACTGGAGCTTCATTAACAGTAGATAGTGCTGGTGTTAATAGTCTAACTGGTGTTTTGACCTTATATCTCACAGACGGTAATACAGTCGTTGCTTCTGGTAGTACTACAGGCCCACAGGGGTCTCAGGGCATACAAGGTATCCAAGGCATTCAGGGTATACAAGGTGTGCAGGGGCTAAAAGGCGACAGTGGTGATCCGGGTCCTACCGGGCCGGAGGGGCCTGCTGGTGGTATCGGTGTAGCAATTGCTATGGCAATGGTTTTTGGTTAAAAGGAAAATTTAAATGGCAAACCCAAATATAGTAAGTGTTGCTGGTGTATATGGTAAGGTAACTGGCCAAGCCGTAACAACATCAGCAACAGCAATTGTTTCTAATGCTGCGGCTTCAGGAACAATTTTAAAAATAAATTCACTCATAGTTGCAAACATTGATGGCACTAATGCGGCTGATATTACCGCTTATGTCTATAAAAATGGTGCAACTGCATATTATCTTGCATACACGATTAGTGTTCCAGCAGATGCAACGTTGGTTGTAATATCAAAAGATACTAGTGTTTACTTGGAAGAGAACGATGCAATTTATCTCCAAGCCAGTGCAAACAGTGACTTAAGCGCTGTGTGTTCATATGAAATAATCTCTTAAGGATTTTAGAGTATGGGGTATTATACCAAAAATGGTGGCTTAGTGGGTCCAGGTGATCTTAGTGAAAAACAAGGAGTATATGATATCATCGCTTCACAATTGATTGGTGATTCTCTTTATTCTATCAATTCAGTATCATTTACTCCAGATGCTGCATCTGGAAGACTTGGCCCTACTCTTGCTCAGGCACAAGCAGGATTAGTTATTAATGGCGATACAGGGTGGGTATCGAATTCAACATATTTCAATGTTGTAAGTGGAATAATGTATTGGAGGGTACCAGACAGCGCAAACTATACTATAGAAGCACGCGGGGCTGAAGGAGGACAAGGTGAAGCTAGCCTTGGCCAAGGCAAACCTATAAGAACAGGAAAGGGTGCAAGAATGATTGGAGATTTTTCGTTAACCAAAAACGACGTTTTAAGTATTCTTGTAGGCCAGAAAGGTCTAAACGGCGGCGTGATCGGCGGCAATTATGCAGGCGGCGGCGGAGGAGGCTCATATGTTCTTAATCAAACTACCGCCGTTTTATTAGTTACTGCGGGTGGCGGCAACGGTGAAAGCTGGGGAAGCTGGAATACTCAGGCTCCTGATGGATTATCAAACAATAGTAACGTCACTGGCGGCACACTCGGCGGACTGGGTGCGCGTGGCTCAGGTGGTGGTGGTTACACCGGTAATGGAGGCAATCCAACAACCGGTAATTCAACCCCGGGACTTTCCTTTACAAACGGTGGTGTTGGTGGTGCAGGCGATACTGGCGTTGGCGGAGGAGATGGCGGTTTTGGCGGTGGTGGCGGAACTCGTTGGGAAGGCGGTGGTGGCGGTGGATATTCGGGCGGTAGGGTAGTTAGTGCTAACCAGTATAACAATACATTTCCTACTTTTGGGGCTGGATCCTATAATGCAGGCTCTAACCAATCTAATACTGCTGCATATAATTCCGGCCATGGCCTGGTAATTATAACTCGGAATTAAAATGAGAAGAAATAGTAATATAATAGGTCCACGTCAAGGCGTAACTACAAATAATGGTAATGGTGTACACGATACATTTGACAATTATAATGCCAGAGTTCTTGATAACTGGCCAACAGTATTAAAAATAGAGTCTGTAACAAATAGTAGTGGTACACAAACTGAGAATACAGTTTATTCTCATAGTGTTACTTCTAGTGGATTAGTAGCAAATGAAACTCTGTATTGGAAAATAGTAGACGGTACCACAACTAGTACTGATTTTTATCTTGGAGCTGTACAGGGCACATTTACACAAATTGCTTCTACTCAGAGTGGAACTTTTAGTATTGAACACGACTTTATTGGCGATCCTAATAAGTCTACAAGAACATATACGTTTCAAATTTTAAGAGGTGGATACTCTGGTGATGTGTTATATGAATCAAATACCATAACAATTCTGAAACCAGCACTACTTAACCTTTTTTGGACACCATCTGCGATAAATGAAGGGGTTTCTTCTTCTCTTGGTTTTAATCTTTCCAATGTTGGTACCAATAGAACTAGAAATTTTACACTGACAAATACTGGTAGCGCTAGTGCAGCGGATTTTAACGGAAGTTTGCCGCTTAGTAGATCTCAAAGCCCCGCAACATTTGTACAGGTATCTTATACGACAGTAGAAGATTTAGTAACTGAAGGGCCCGAGACATTAACAGTTGCAATATCTTACGGTGGTTATGCTGCGTGGGGATCGACTACCTTAACAATTGTTGATACATCCGTATTTCCTTCTATCTCTTCTGTGACACCAAGCACAACGAATATTACCGAAGGAAATACAGTTACCTTTACTGTAACTGACTCAACCGGTAGTGGTGGTACACTATATTGGACGATTAATACATCTGGTGGTGTAAGTGCTGCTGATTTTAGTCCAGCAACACTTTCAGGCTCGTTTGCTCTAACCAGCGGCTCTGGCACAATTGATATCACTCCAATTGCTGAGGGTTCAGCAGAAGGAGAGACATTTACATTAGAAATTAGGTACGGTAGTACTAGTGGCACAATACTTGCTACAAGCACAGCGGTAACAATAACAGATGCTGCAGCACCACTTGGTACAGATATCACTACTTCATTTTATGAGATATCTAATAGATTTATAGATTCTCAAACTTACATGGGTACAACTGCTGATTATAATGGCCCTTATGATGTGGGAGAGGTTCAGTTTGATTATACAGGTACTGGCAGCATTTATATTGTAGTTAAATTCACAGCAGCAACTAGCTTCTATAATGATGTTCCAATTGGTGGAATTCAGGTTTTAAATTCATCTAAAACTGCAATATTACATCAATTTATTTTTTATGATACTGGTGGTGGAACTGGAAATTCTTGGACTACTACAACAGCAAGTCCAGCAGGTCTTCAACCCGCCTCCGGTCTTAATTTTACACCGGCAACTGCTAGTGGTTATACTTATTCATCTATTGCTTTTAGCTCCACAGCAAATAGAATGAACTGGGCAACTGGAACAGGCTCATCATATACAGGAGCTGCTGATGGTATTGGTGTTTCGTCAACCTGGTCCACAAACATATTGCCATTAGGTGATGCTACTGTAAGTCAAATTGTAGGCAGCTCTTACATGTATTGTGAAACTAGTGGTACAACAACTGATCACGTCTGTGTTGCTAGGAGCCCTTCGATATCATTAACGGCCGGGTCTTGGATTCGAATTGCGCATGCATTAACTGGGCCAACAGGAACACCGATGGATCCCGACGATACTCTTTGGGTCGGAATATACTAAAGGAATTACTAATAATGCTTTATTCTTATAACGGCGCATATCCTACGGTTCTTCCAGATAGAATCAGATTATCAAATGGTACAACACGTACTAATAAATCTACATTTACTGCTGAAGAGATTGCTGATGCTGGCTATGTATTAGCTCCAGTTAGAGATTTGCCGTATGATGTTACACGTAAAAAAGTAGCCTGGGATGGCAATAACTGGACAATAGAAGATATAACGGAAGCTGAAAGACAGCAGGTATTATCAGAAAAAAGAACGGTGATTAATAATTTTATTAATTCTGAAATTTATAGATTACATTGTATATTATACGTATCACCTGGTGGTGCAGATGATACTGCCAATGATCAATATTTTAATGAAAATATATCAGTTGAGGATAGAAATAAAATATTAAACCACATTGAAGAGTGGAAAAAGTATTTAGATATGGAAAATCCATTTGATTTTATTGATGAACCAACATTAGATATTCAAATATAATATTATAAATAAAGATATAATAAGTAGCCGAGTTCAAAGGAGCGAAGATGGCAATAAAAGTTAACGGAACTACCGTTATTGATGACAGTAAAAATTTTACCAATATTCAATCCGTTACATTCCCTGATGCCTCAGTACTCTCATCAGCATCAGTAAATGTAACTGTAAATTTAAATAGCACATTTAGTATACATCAGACAGGTGGCACTTTAGTTCACACATTGGATAATCCAAATATCTATACTGGTGGTGCTGGTGATAGATTTGGATCCTCACTAGCAATATCTGGTAATTACGCAATTGTTGGTGCTTATCAAGAGGATGATTCTGATGGTAGTGATACAGGTAGGGTGTATATTTATGATGTTACTACTGGTTTACTAATTCATGTATTAAACAATCCTAATGCTTTTGGCACAAATGCTAGTGATCAATTTGGTCGGTTAGTTGCTATATCAGGCAATTACGCTATCGTTAGTGCTTATCTGGAAGATGATTCTGGTGGTGTTAGTTCAGGCAAGGCCTATATTTTTGATGTCACTACTGGCGCATTACTACATACGCTGGATAACCCGAATGCTTATGGTACAAGTGCTGGTGATCAATTTGGTTTCTCAGTCGGAATATCAGGTAATTATGCTATCGTAGGTGCTTATCTGGAAGATGAATTTGGCAATACTAATTCAGGTAAAGCATATATTTTTAACGTCACTACTGGTGCTTTAGTACACACATTAGACAACCCCAATCCTTATTCAACGGCTACCTTTGATGCATTTGCTAGCTCAGTAGCAATTTCAGGTAATTATGCTATTGTTAGTGCTTATACCGAGGATGATGCTGGTGGTCTTAGCTCAGGTAAGGCATATATTTTTAATGTAGCAACGGGCGCACTGGTTCATATACTAGACAATCCAAACGCCTATGACACAAGTGCTGGTGATGAATTTGGTTACTCATTAGCAATAGACGGTAATTATGCTATCGTTGGTGCAAGATATGAAGATGATGCTGGTGGTACTGGTTCAGGTAAAGCATATATTTTTAATGTAGCAACTGGCGCTTTAGTACACACACTAGATAATCCTAATGCTTATTTTACAAGTGCTAATGATAACTTTGGTTACTCAGTCGGAATATCGGGCAATTATGCTATTGTTGGTGCTGTTTTTGAAGATGATACTGGTGGTTTTACATCAGGTAAAGCATATATTTTTGATGTCACTACTGGCGCATTACTACATACGCTAAACGATCCTAATGCTTATAGCACAAGTGCTAGTGATCAATTTGGTAACTCAGTCGGAATATCAGGTAATTATGTGATCGTTAGTGCGCCAACCGAATCTGATTCTATTGAATTATTTTCAGGTAAAGCATATATCCTTACAGTAGATGATATTTACAATGTTAACCACGTTGATAAAATACAATTTTCAAATGGTTCTGAGTTAAGATCAGACAGTGAATTACTGTCTGTAAGGGTTAACCAGGGTGAGTTAGTAAATACTCTAAACAATCCTAATGCTTATAGTACAAGTGATGCTGACCGATTTGGTTACTCATTAGCAATTTCAGGTAATTATGCCATTGTTAGTGCTTATCTGGAAGATGATGCTGGTGGTCTTAGCTCAGGTAAAGCCTATATTTTTAATGTAACTACTGGCGCATTATTACACACACTAGATAATCCAAATGCTTTTGATACAAGTGCTAGTGATGAATTTGGTTGGTCAGTAGCAATTTCAGGCAATTACGCTATCGTTAGTGCAAGACAGGAAGATGATGCTGGCGGAACTAATTCAGGTAAAGCGTATATTTTTAACGTAACAACCGGCGCATTACTACACACGCTGGATAATCCAAATCCTTTTGGCAGTAGTCTTAATGATTACTTTGGTTACTCAGTAGCAATGTCTGGTAACTATGCTATCGTTGGTGCTTACGGTGAAGATGATTCTGGTGGTACTACTTCAGGTAAAGCGTATATTTTTAACGTCACAACAGGCGCGTTAGTTCATACGTTGGATAACCCGAATGCTTATAGTACAAGTGCTAATGATTACTTTGGTGTGTCAGTAGCAATATCAGGTAATTATGCTATTGTTGGCGCGAGCATTGAAAATGATGCTGGTGGTAATAGTTCAGGTAAAGCATATATCTTTAACGTCACTACTGGTGCATTACTTCACACGTTGGATAATCCAAATGCTTATGACACAAGTGCTAATGATCGGTTTGGTGATTCAGTCGGAATATCGGGTAATTACGCAATCGTTGGTGCTAGTAGTGAAGATGATGCTGGTGGTACTACTTCAGGTAAAGCGTATATTTTTAATGTCGCAACAGGCGCATTATTACACACACTAGATAATCCAAATGCTTTTGGTACAAGTCTTAATGATTACTTTGGTGATTCAGTCAGAATATCTGGTAATTATGCAATTGTTGGTGCTTTTCTAGAAGATGAATCTGCCGGTGGTAACTCAGGTAAAGCATATATTTTTAACGTCACCACTGGTGCATTATTACACACACTAGACAACCCCAATGCTTATGACACAAGTGCTAGTGATGAATTTGGTTACTCATTAGCAATAGACGGTAATTATGCAATTGTCGGCGCTCGGCTTGAAGATGATTCTGGTGGTAGTGCGTCAGGTAAAGCATATATTTTTGCAACAAAAGATCTTAGTAACTTAGATCGTCTATACACAATGGTGCAATAAAAATGGCAATTAAAGTTTTGGGAACCACGGTTATAGATGATAGCCGAAATTTAACAAATGTTACTAGTCTTGGTTTTACTGATACCACATCAATCTCAACGGCCACAGGAGTTGTCACTGTATATGATAAGTCCAATGTAAGCACAGATAATATTGGTTCTACTATATTACACACATTGGATAATCCTAATGCTTATAGTACGAGCGGGAACGATCGATTTGGTCAATCAGTTGCAATCTCTGGTAATTATGCTATTGTTGGTGCTTATCAAGAAGGTGATGCTGGTGGTACTAATTCAGGTAAAGCCTATATCTATAATGTCACCACTGGAGCATTACTACACACTTTAGATAATCCTAATGCTTTTGATACAAGTGCTAGTGATTTTTTTGGTTTCTCAGTAGCAATATCTGGTAATTACGCTATTATTGGTGCTTATGCTGAAGATGAATCTGCTGGTAATGGTTCAGGTAAGGCATATATTTTTAACGTCACTACTGGCGCATTACTACATACTCTAGATAATCCTAATGCTTATGGTACAAGTATTCAGGATTATTTTGGTATCTCAGTCGGAATATCTGGTAATTATGCTATCGTTGGTGCTTATTTTGAAGATGATTCTAGTGGTAGTGCTTCAGGTAAAGCTTATATCTTTAACGTCACTACTGGAGCATTAGTTTATACGCTAGATAATCCTAACGCTTATGGTACAAGTATTCAGGATTTTTTTGGTCGGTCAGTCGGGATATCAGGTAATTATGCTATCGTCGGTGCTTATTTTGAAGATGATGCTGGTGGTCTCGGCTCAGGTAAAGCATATATTTTTGATGTAACGACTGGTGCTTTGGTTTACACATTAGACAATCCAAATGCTTATGGTACAGGTGGTGCTGATTACTTTGGTTTATCAGTCGGAATATCAGGTAATTATGCTATCGTTGGTGCTAATCAAGAAGATGATGCTGGTGGTAGTGATTCAGGTAAAGCATATATCTTTAACGTAACAACTGGCGCATTACTACACACACTAGATAACCCGAATGCTTATAGCACAAGTGCTAGTGATTTCTTTGGTCGGTCAGTCGGGATATCAGGTAATTATGCTATCGTCGGTGCTTATTTTGAAGATGATGCTGGTGGTACTCAATCAGGTAAAGCTTACATCTTTAACGTAACTACTGGTGCATTGATTCATACTCTAGATAATCCTAATCCTTATGACACAAGTGCTAGTGATAATTTTGGTTGGGGAGTAGCAATATCTGGTAATTACGCTATCGTTGGCGCTTATTTTGAAGATGATGCTGGTGGTACTGAATCGGGTAAAGCATATACATTTGCAGTTGATGATACCATTAGTATATCTAAGATTAATCAAATAAACTTTGTTGGTGGTGGCGCACTTGACGCAGCACATCCAATATTTAATCAAGCTTATGTTGGAGGTCAATTACTTCAGACATTGGATAACCCTAGTGGCTATGGTGAGGCCTCTGGTGATTATTTTGGTCATTATGTAAAAATATCTGGTAATTACGCTATTCTCGGTGTAGAAAGAGAAGATGATGCTGGCCTTACTTATTCAGGTAAAGTTTATATCTTTAATGCAACTACTGGAAAATTACTTCATACGCTGGATAATCCTAGCCCGGCTAATTTTTCTTATTTTGGTGGAGAGGCAGACATATCTGGTAACTATGCTATAGTTTCTGCTTCTGGTTCTAATAAAGTATACATCTATAATGTGACCACTGGTGCTTTAATTCATACAATAGCCACTGTTGGCCGATCAGTAGCAATATCTGGTAATTATGCTATAATCGGCAACGCGACTGGTAGTGTAGGTTCGGCTGGTGAAGCTTATATCTATAATGTTGTGACTGGTACACTAGTCCATACACTAGATGATCCTAATGCTTATGGTACAAGTACTGGTGATAATTTTGGAAATAAAGTAGCGATATCAGGTAATTACTGTATTGTTGCTGCTGAGAATGAAGATGATGCTAATGGTACTAGTTCGGGTAAAGCCTATATTTTTAACGTCATTACTGGAGCATTACTACACACACTAGATAATCCAAATCCTTTTGGTACAAGTGCTAATGATCAATTTGGTCGGTCAGTAGCAATATCTGGTAATTATGCAATTGTTGGTGCTGTTTTGGAAGATGATGCTGGTGGTACTCAATCAGGTAAAGCATATATCTTTAACGTCACTACTGGCGCATTACTACATACACTAGATAATCCAAATGCTTACGGTACAAGTGCTGGCGATAACTTTGGTATATCAGTAGCAATATCTGGTAACTATGCTATTGTTAGTGCACGGAATGAAGATGATTCTGGTGGTACTGAATCAGGTAAAGCATATATTTTTAGCGTCACTACTGGAGCATTAGTACACACATTAGATAACCCTAATGCTTATGGCACAAGTTTTGTTGATTATTTTGGTGTATCAGTAGCAATATCTGGAAACTATTGCATTGTTGGAGCTGATCTGGAAGGCGACTCTGATGGGGCGCCATCATTTGACGCTTCAGGTGTAGCTTATATTTTTGCAGTAGATAATATGACATATTTAGATAAGGCCATTCAAATGGTATTGGAATAATAAAATGGCAATTAAAGTAAACAATACAACCGTTATAGATGATAGTAAAAATCTAGTCAATGTAGGTACTGTTACCTTCAACGATGCGACGGTATTAACATCCGCACCAACCGGAGGTACCGTTAATATTGGATATAATAATATAGCAAGTTATATTACATTAGATAACCCAAATGCTTATAGTATAAGTTTTGAAGATAATTTTGGTGTAACAGTCGGAATATCAGGTAATTACGCTATCGTCGGTGCTTATTTTGAAGATGATGCTGGTGGTACTACTTCAGGTAAAGCCTATATTTTTAATGTCACTACAGGCGCGTTAGTTCATACGTTGGATAACCCGAATGCTTATAGTACAAGTGGTTTTGATCGATTTGGTTACTCAGTATCAATGTCTGGTAACTATGCTATCGTTGGTGCTCTTGACGAGGATGATTCTGGTGGTACTCAATCAGGTAAAGCCTATATTTTTAATGTCACAACTGGCGCATTACTACACACGCTAGATAATCCTAATGCTTATAGTACAAGTGGTAGTGATAACTTTGGTAACTCAGTCGGAATATCGGGCGACTACGCTATCGTTGGTGCTTTTGTTGAAGATGATTCTGGTGGTACTAGTTCAGGTAAAGTTTATATCTTTAATGCCACTACTGGTGCTTTGGTTCACACACTAGATAATCCAAATGCTTTTGGCACAAGTTCTTTTGATTTCTTTGGTTATTCAGTAGCAATTTCAGGTAATTACGCAATCGTTGGTGCTTATGCCGAGGATGATGGTGGTACTAGTTCGGGTAAAGCCTATATTTTTAATGTAGCAACTGGCGCTTTAGTACGCACACTAGATAATCCAAATGCTTATGGTACAAGTCTTAATGATTATTTTGGTTGGTCAGTATCAATGTCTGGTAATTATGCAATTGTTGGCGCTTCTCAAGAAGATGATGCTGGTGGTAATAGTAGTGGTAAAGCCTATATTTTTGATGTAGCAACAGGTGCATTACTACACACGCTGGATAACCCTAACGCTTATAGTACAAGTGGTAGTGATTTCTTTGGTTATTCAGTGGCAATTTCAAGCAACTACGCTATCGTTAGTGCTTATCTGGAAGATGATTCTGATGGTCTTAGCTCAGGTAAAGCATATATTTTTGATGTCACCACTGGAGTATTAGTTTATACGCTAGATAACCCAAATGCTTTTGATACAAGTGCTGATGATAACTTTGGTCGGGCAGTAGCAATATCTGGTAATTACGCTATCGTTGGTGCTAATACTGAAGATGAATTGCTAGGTGGTGCTGAATCAGGTAAAGCATATTTATTTCCTTTATCATTTGTATTGGATAGAATTGACCAGATAGAATTATCAGATAAAACTTTTCTTAATAAGGATAATATAGCTTTTAAGAACGCCTCTTTTAATGCAACTAAACTTTTGCACACTCTAGATAATCCTAATGCTTATGGTACAAGTGTTGGTGATAACTTTGGCGGCGGCCTGTACGTTGCCATATCTGGCAATTACGCAATTGTTGGTGCTAATCAAGAAGATGATTCTGGTGGTACTGGTTCAGGTAAAGCATATATTTTTAATGTAACTACTGGTGTATTACTTCACACGCTGGATAATCCCAATGCTTATGATACAAGTCTTAATGATAACTTTGGTGTATCAGTAGCAATATCTGGTAATTATGCTATCGTTGGTGCTTATGCTGAAGATGATTCTGCTGGTAGTGATTCAGGTAAAGCCTATATTTTTGATGTCGCAACTGGAGCATTACTACACACTTTAGATAATCCTAATGCTTATGGTACAAGTGCTGCCGATAACTTTGGTTATTCAGTAGCAATATCAGGTAATTATGCTATTGTTGGTGCTTATCAAGAAGATGATGGTCCTCTTAGTTCAGGTAAAGCATATATTTTTAATGTAACTACTGGTGCATTACTTCACACGCTGGATAATCCCAATGCTTATGATACAAGTCTTCAGGATTATTTTGGTTTTCGAGTAGCAATAGACGGTAATTATGCTATTGTTGGTGCTTACGGAGAAGATGATTCTGGTGGTAGTGGTTCAGGTAAAGCATATATTTTTGATATCACCACTGGAGCATTAGTTCATACTCTAAACAATCCTAATGCTTATAGTACAAGTGCTGGTGATAACTTTGGTTTCTCAGTAGCAATATCTGGTAATTATGCTATCGTTGGTGCTTATCTGGAAGATGATGCTGGTGGTGGTAGTTCAGGTAAGGCATATATTTTTAATGTAGTAACAGGCACACTGGTTCATACGCTAGACAATCCTAATGCTTATGATACAAGTGCTAGTGATTTTTTTGGTTTCTCAGTAGCAATATCGGGCAACTATGCTATTGTTGGTGCTTACGGAGAAGATGATTCTGGTGGTCTTAGTTCAGGTAAAGCCTATATTTTTAATGTCACTACTGGCGCATTACTACACACACTAGATAATCCTAATGCTTATAGTACAAGTGCTAGTGATCTCTTTGGCCAATTAGTAGCAATAGACGGTAATTATGC